CCTGTACACGCCGAACGCTGCGAATCCCACTGACGCCAACGCCCACACCAAGCGCACGGCTGTGTTGCCCGTGGAGAAGGATAGGCAGGCGTATGCGAAGGTGAATATTAGAAGGTAGGTCACAGTCCGAAGCTCCTGTAGCTGAAGGTCGCGAGGATGAGCAGGACCATGGTGGAGAACACGGCCGCGATGCGGTGGAGGCGAGCAGGGAAGAAGGCGCCCACGGTGAAGATGAGGGCGGCTGTGAGGAGGAGGGTGAGGGTCACGATGTTGACCTCGTCGACGACAGCATCTTCTGCCCTGCCAGAGCCCAGGCATACGCCAAGACTGACAGTGAGGCACACGCCAGGCACGAGATTGCCCGGGTCGCTGGACTGTCGCTCATGGTGCAGATCACGAGGGAGGCGAGGGTGGCTGCGAGGATCAGGTAGAAGATGAGGGTGAGGAGGAGGACTTGGGTTTGGGTGGGCATGAGGGTGAAGTCCTGTAGGTGCAGGGAATTGAGGGAGTGTATAGGGGAAAATCGAAAATGGAAAATTTTCTGGCGGGGACCAGGGCGTAGCACGCCACTGACGTGCTGCATAAAACAGGGGCGGGGGTTAGTACCGTACCAGACGAACGGTCATACTTTTCCTACATCTTTCGCTTGCTCTTATACTTCTTATCCCTCATAGTTCACCCCATGCACTGACCACACGGTCTAGCGCAAGGGCTCTAGCTTCACTGCCCGCCCAGCTTCTAGCTTTGCCAGTGCCTCGGCTTTCACCTGCCATGCACCCTGTCTGCCGCTTCATTGGCACTGGCAAGCCCCGCTCTTTAACAGTTAGTGATTGACATATGCGGATAGCCGCAAACCAGCACAGACCCGTATTCGGGCTGATGGGGAAGTGTTGCCGGTAGATAAGGGGCCATTGAGTACGCCATGCCTTTTGAAGCCGTCACCATGACCATGTGAGAACCAACCAACTAGAAAGCAGAACACGGTCTAGTCAACGGGATTGGGAAACTTAACCAGTATGCAGCTATCAGGCGGGACCACTTCCTAATGGGAACCACTCTCTAAGCCTAACGCCAATCAATCCTACTTTAATGAGTACCCCACTCTTTAACATAGCTAACTTAAACATCGAACGCTTAACCGCACGGTATATGCACATGCTCTACCTTAAACAGTTTCATCCCTGCATATAACCGACAACTAATAGCAATCGATAACAGAATATACACAGCCTCCTAAACCGAGGCTGTCACAACGGATTAGGATTAGCTTTAACAGTTGTTTGTAACAAGGCTACTAACAAGTACCCTTGCCCCAACTAACTGGAAATAGGAATAACATCATGGCCGCTCTCACTCTCAACGTTCAAGGTAAAACCGTTAACGCTGCAATGATCAACGGCTTTGCCCGCCGTGTCGGTAGCCTCGACGACGTACTGTCTGTATGGGCTAACGCTGCTACCTTGCAAGTAGCTGTACATGGCAATCGCAACTGGATTGACCAACTGTTTAACATGCCTACCCTTCAGCTGAAGAACGGCGACTTGAACAAACTGGGCAAAGAAGTTCTTGCCTACATTCAAGCGCACTGCCCTCGGATTGTATGGAATAAAGATAACCGCACCATCGGCCTAACCAAGCTGGTCAAAGAGTCCATCCTTGCTACTCACTTTGTAGCTGTCGGCGCTACTGAAGAAAGCGAGACTGTCAGCCTGCATCGTAACAAGTTCTACCAGCTTCACGGTGACTTTGCCTTGACCTTCTCCGAGTTCAAGAACCTTGCCTCTGAGAAAGCCGAGCCTGAAGAGAAAGAAGTTAGCATGACTGCTAAAGCTTTCATTACCCAAGCAACTAAGGCTCTCGAATGCTTCAAGGCCGAACGTTTGGTTGGCACTCCGGATGAGTTGTTTGCCGCCGCCGCCCATGCCAAGGCCCTCTTTATGGCACTGGATGCAGCGCATACCAAGTCGATGGAAGCGAAGTTGGTAGCCATGCAAGAAAGCGGCGCCGGTCACACACTGGCGGACGAATTCGACACTGCCCGTATCGACATGTCCAACGGCACTATCAGCAACAAATCCCGTCAAGCCCCCGGTCCAGTGGGTCTGGCTGAAGCAATCGAAGCTAAGGCCGAGGTAGCGGCATGATTGCCGCTTTGCTGGTAGTCGTTGCTTGCGCCGGGAACGGCGCATGTAACTCATATGAGCCCCAGACGTGGTATGCGCCGACCGCCGAGGAACTGGAAACGTGCGCCACCATGGCCGATGATTTGATCCTGTTAGGAAAGCGGGCGTCCTGCCAAGTGGTGCCGATGGCCGAGGAGGAGGCTAAAAAGACTTCCTTTGCCACCCCGGAGAAAGCGCATCGAATCCGCTTCACTTATCAGGGTGATAAGCCCCGCAACGTCGAAGCGGCAATCAGTTTCATCCTGCCAGCTGGGTACGTGTTTTGATTCTTACTTACATGAGGGCGGCCGCCGCCGCCCTCACTTCCATAGCCCTAGTTTGCGCCGGCGTCCTTGACACCGTAGGTCGCTGCCTGGCGTCGACGGTCGTCTTCCTTTTCGCCTAACCCTTTGTTTTTCCCACCCCAGCCTCTGACCGAAAAGTCAGGGGCTTTTTTACACGCGCGCGCCTGGCATCCGTGCCCAAGTTCCGTCCGATGCCTTCCAGAGGAAACCATCATGTAAACGAACCTGTAAGAGCCGACCAAAATTACTGGGACTTGGTCCCAAAGGAGAAATCCAATGCGCTGAATTGACTCACGGGCAGATTCCCTAATGCGAGTCGCGCCTAAACCGCCGGATTAATTCCGGCGTTTTTATTATCTGCAAAAACCCTTATTTTTCAATGACATGACCCAAGGATAAGCATTATGAACCCTATGACCAACATGACCCAGCTCGCCGCCCAAATCGCCGCCGAAGGTGCCGTTTACGACCACGCCGCCGACCTGCCTTTCCCCAACATTTACTGGGCCACGGTGTCCACGTTCGACGGGCAGGCGGTCAACACTTTCATCGCCGCCGACCATACCAATGCAGCCGTCGGCAAAGTGTCGAACTGGTGCGCAGCCAATCACAAGTTCCGGCCGCATCGCTCGAACTCGGTTATCAAGCTGCGCCGCATGCTGCTCGGCGACGTGATCCACAACCCGGCCGCGTTCGACACCGTGTTTGCCGCTGCCATCGCCAACAACGAACACGACAACATTGCCAAGCTGCGCATGCTGCCGTTGTGGATTGCCGACAAGGTTAAGGTGACGCCGGACAGGATCGATATGTCCTCCGCTGACGCCATCTGGCAGCGTGTGGCCAGCGATCTGGAGCGGTACAGCGCACCGGTACGGGTTTTGCGTTAAACGTCTCATACGTCGTCTCAGAAGCTTACATCAGCCAAGGAATTAGAATTATGGCCTTCCCCCTCTACACACGATCCCAGATCATCACAGCAGCCAACCACGTCCTCGACGTCACCGTGGCCCTGAGTCTGGACGTCACCGCGTTCCAAGACTCGTTCATGATCGACGTACTGGAGAACATCCGCGCACCGTCCTCGATCCCGGAAGTACAGGAGGCCATGGCAGCGGAGCTCACCGCCTACGCCGAAGGTCTGCGCGATTACATGCGGGTCACGCTCATCAAGCACCACTGCGAGTTCGTCTATCGCCACAACGGCAGCCTGTACAAGGTCGACGACGTGGTCCGGGCCTTGAGCACCGAGCAGATGATGCAGGCGACGGTGGCCTACGTCTGGACCGGGACCGACCTGGCGTTCACCCCGTGGTCAGCGCCGATTCCCAATCATGCAGCGTCGAGACTGGCAGGATTGTCAGAGGTGGCAGCGTGAGCCTGGTCGTGGCCGTCTCTCAGGCCGTTGCTGACATCCTGGGCGTCAGCGTACCTACCGCTGCGTTAATCGCGCTGGTGGTGACTGTAGGGGCGGTGGGTGTGGTCATTACCGGCCTGGCAGCGGGTATGGAGGCGTGGTCAGCGTACCGGCTGCGCATGGCTCGACGTAAAGGTGGCTGTGCAGTCCGTATCCACAGATGAGGTGGGAGCAAGGTGCGGGTCGGCGGCCGGGGCGCGAGTTGCGAACCTCGGCAGCAGGCAACTTGAGGCTGTGAAAGAAAGGGATATCGGCAGCATAGATTAGAGGCTGAGTCAACACCTTTCTGTGCCTCTATCTATAACAGTAGTTTCTTTACCATTCTAAAGAAATATATAAAGAGGGTGGGTATAAGGGTGAGTCAGAAGTGGAATAAAAAGTAGGGTGTTTGAAATCCAGACGAACGGTAATCTGAAAAATTATTACTCTTCCCTATGCTCTGTATTTCAAACAGGGTCCTAATCAGCGTAAATCCCCCCGTCGCTGTTCCTTATCCTCCTCACCCTCCCCTCCCACCAAACCCTCACCCTCACTGCCTCCCAACCCTTCCCCAACACCCTCATCTCCACCTTCCCCTTATACCACCCAAAAATCATACTTCAGGCCAATAGCGAAAAGTGCCAGTTCGTTATTATATACTCGCCTGTCATCGCGAAAAATTAGCTTATCCTCTGATACCTATCCCCCCCCACGAACGAGGATCCTCCACGAAGTCATTTCTTGTACTCGAAAGCTATAAGTTATATTTTGCTAAAAATCTATACCTAATTACCGCGCCGCCGGAGGGTGCGCGATCAAAAAATGAGATTTTTTCATTCAGATTTCCGGGTGCGTGTCAACACCCATGTAGCGAATAACCTTGAATACGGTGAAATAAATTGAATCTGGAACTGCTGACCAAAGCTCAAACAGCTGCATTACGGCCAACGACACCCGGACCCAAACCCAAGACCCGGAACACACGGCTGCTCAGCCGTTCAGCGCCTCTTAAAGGACCGTTCCAAGCGCTACCAGATCCCAAGGGTCATGCCGCCCACAACACAAGGGAGCGTGAGCTGCCGTCGGCCTTGCTCAGGTTCACTGACCCTGTGCAGCGAGATGCCATCGCCGCCCAGCTGGCCATTGACCAAGCCGAGGAGTTGTTGGCTGCCCGGACGTGGCGCAACTGCCCAGTAGGTCCCGATCAGTTCGGCCCTCTGGACCGCACCGCTGCCAAAGGTGACCCAGCCTACCGCGACTTCATTAAGGCCGAGCAGCGTCGTCAGCCTGGCCGCTGCCTGATTGGTCCCTCATGCTTCAGCGATAAGGTGCTCGTCCAGTACGTCGAGCTGCTGGGGCCAGCGGCGTTGTCGCCAGAGGAGGACTTCTTCAGCCCTCCCGTGAGCCCCAGCGTGCTCCCCTACATACTGGGCGGCATCACCTTGGCAAACGTCGACGCCCTGTGTGAGCGGGTATTCGTCAGCCTGGGTTTCGACCCGATAGACCCGGCGCTCAAGGGCAGAATGTTGTCCGACGTGCTCTGTGTCACAGGCTTCAGCCCCAAGGTGCAGCACACGTTCGTGCTTGCCGACGGGATACCGGCCGCCGAGTTCAACCGCTGGCCTGAAGAGAATGACGAAGATTTCCTGCGCCGCATGAACGGGGTGCAACGGGGTGGCTTTGTCAGCGGCACCAACAACCTGCGCCATGACTGGTTGCGCCGTACCACTGAGCCATTCGCAAGGCATCTGCTCGACTTCGGCGCCGCTTCTTGCACGCTGAGCTGGCGGATAGCCAAGGTGCGGCCGCTGGTCATTGCTGAGGCGCTGAGCGCTTTCAACCCGCAGAGCCTCTATATGGGGCGGCACAGCATCAAGGACATAATCGAGGTCGATTACCCGGCCTATGTAAACGACTCGGTTGTGTCGGACGAAGCGTTCTCCAACGCGGTGCGCCGGGTGTTCGAGGGCAGCTGGTTCGACTTGGATCTGGAAGCCAAGCGCGGGTCGATCGCTGCCGATCTGGAGATAGTTCTGGCGCGCGGGATCATCGGCAAGCTGTCATCGACAGGGCCGAGGTCGTCAGGTCCGGCGCCAAAAATTTCGGCACGTACACTGGTAGGTGCAGCTTTATTGACCGGCATACCCGTCGGCAAGTGGGTGCGGTTCGGGATCGACGAGCTGGAACGCCGGGGTGAGTCATTCATCAACCTTCAGGTGTTGGAGGAAGTCATCGAGCTGATCCTGGATCTGGGCATGTACAACGAAGATCTGGGCGCGGCGGCGCGGTGTGTCGATGAGCTGAACGAGTTTGTAACGACGTTGCGGTTCATTGAAGAAGACGCAGCAGCTGAGCCGCGGGAACGCTGGAGCCGCAAGCTGCGGGCCGGAACTGATCTGCTCTGGTCACACAAGGGCAGCAATGGCTACTACATCAACAGAATCCGGGAGAGCGCTGAGAATCAGGACGAGCTGATCCTGTACAGCAGCAAGCCGGACAGGAAGCTGCTCGGGGTCAAGCCCGGTGAGCTGTAAACAAACTTATAAGGTGACGATATGAGAGCGCCATCGGATCGCCAGAAAGGGTTGAGCCTGGCAGAACAGATAGCACAGCAGGTGCCGGGTTATCAGCCTGTAGAGCTGGTGACCCGGCTGGAGATGCTGCTTCAGCTGTCCATTGAGTTGAGCCAGCGTCGGTGGCCTTATTACGCCGAGCATCCGGAGTTTGATCGAGAACATCAGGCGGCCAACGGCGTCGACCAGATGTTCAAGATGGCCGGCTGCGACCCGCGCTTTCGGGCGGTGGGGCTTTTCTGGTACCGGCCACGACTGGTCTGGTACTTCGAGGGGCAGGTCAGTGACGGTGCGCTGGCGGCCTTTATCGGGCTGCCAACCAGCCCGCACCAGACAGCCTCTACACCGTTGCAGCGGTACCTGGGTATGAGCATTAAAGGCATCGGCCTGATGACCAAGGTGCATGGCTGGCTGTGCAAGGCCCGCCGGCTTGCCGGGGTGCCTGAAGTCAAGGACCTGCGCTACACCACGACCTATCCGCATATGGCTCCGATTCCTTACACGGAGCCAGAATTCCCGGCAGCTGCCGACTCGCAAATTTATCAGGACTAGAACCCATGAACCTAGAATCACACGCCGCGCTGTTAATGTCGGCAGGCTTCAGCTTCCACTCCTCGTATGTGCCTCGTGGTTTTTACTGGCGCTCGGGTGAAGTATTCAGCGAGTTGTTCGGCACGTTTGCCGAGAGCGTTAACGATGCGGCTAACGTCGGGCTTGAGAAGCCGAAAGAGCCTCAATCAGCCGCCGAGTTTCTGGCGCAGGACTGGGTGGCAGAGCTCAGAGAGGCCGGCTACTACACCGCTGGACGCGGTTACCTCGGTGTGGGCCTGTTTAACGGTGACCAAGAACTGGGGTCGTTCAAGACCCCGTTCGAGGCATGGGAGCATGCCCGGACACTGAACTCGGCCGGCCCGCGAGCCCTGACCGAGGACGAAGCCGCCAAGCGCAAAGAACTTGCCGACGTCGGCTACGGGGTGGTTTACGACACGGGTGGTACCTGCCAGGCGGCAAACGGCACCTACTGGCCAGCGCACTACGGCAAGGTGCTGGGCAGCAAGTCCTTCGATTACCCGGCGGATGCATGGCGGGAGATCTTCCGGATCCAAGCCCTCAGTTCATCCGAGCTGCAAGGCTTCCCGGCACCATCCCGGCTCAAGGTACTGGCTGATTCTCTGCGCACCGCGCTGGAAACCGCTACGACTTGCACCGCTGAGCTGGAAAGCGAACGACGGCAGGCCGGCTACAACGTTGTTCAGGTCTGCGGCGGGTGGGCTTGGGTGCATGAAGCCGACGGGGTAAGTTCAACGGACTATTTCATTGACGAGCCGCGTGCTTGGCTCGGTTCCGCTGAGTTCGAGCTAACCCCGAAGGAGTGTGAGGAGGAGCCTGAGCGCCCCTTCGAGCAGACCATCGAGTCCCTGAAAAAATTCGGGTACGTGGTCGTCGCGTGGAGCCCATCGGCCCGGGACAACACGATGTATTACTGGGTCAACAACAAGTTCAAGGCCCGCCAGACAGGTGAGAGCGATCTGGAGTCGCTGGCCTGGATCGAAGCCGCGAAGTTCAGCGAGTCGATCGACGGGGCAGACGAGTGAGCCTCGTCTGGTGGTCACTAGCCCTCTGGATCGCCTTCGTCCTCGTCGCGATCTTCTGTATCAACCGCTGGATCATCCAGCCCACCAAGCGCTCGCTGAACAAGGCGCTGAAGAAATTCTCGGGCGGCAATCGCCGCAAGGAGTAAGTCATGGCCGAACTTCTGTCCATCAACACTTACGCAAGACGGGCATACACCAAGCGGTATGCCTTCCACCGGGTGCGGGTCAGTAAGACAGGTGACATTACCGGGCTGTGGGGCAAACGCCACAGTGGGCAGGCCCTTGACCCGGTAAACCTCGGCAACATTGCAGACTGCCGAACCTCTCAAACTGACACAGGAATCCGGTTCTACCACAAGGATTTTCTGGTCTACACCTTCGCGCTACCGGGAGCATAACCACCATGAAAACCCCACTCTCCCGTGTCGCCCCGGCACTCGACCGGTTCGACAGCTACATGATCAAGCAGCCAAGCGAGGGTCGTGAGTACCGGCTGGCGGCGCTCCAGACCGCGCTGGAGCCGCTGCTTGACGAAGAAACGCTGATGTTCAGGGGCTACATGATGCAGCGCCTGCTCAAGGTGCTGGGGCTTGAGTCGGTGGCAGGTGGCAGCATCGAGTCACTGTGTCAGGCGATCGAGTCGCGGCACACGGACTTGGAGATACTGTTCAAGGAGGCTGCGGTCCAGCTTGAGGACGCCCAGAATCTTCTTCGTGAACTTCAGCAGGCAGGCGAATGGTACCCGTCGGCGCTTGAAATAGACGCTCACCGGGATAACCCGGTGGACGGCGAGGAGCTGAAGCGCCGCGTAGACGCAGCGCTGTTGGGCCACCTGCCCAGCAGCCCCACCAACTCAGCCATGGAACGGGGCGTCGGCAAGCTCTACGAGTGCATCGGCTACCACCGGACATACTCACTGGTGGGCGTAGCCAAACCGGCCGGTGAGCTGCGCAGGATGGGTTCGCGGCTTGATGAATACACCGTCTACCGGGACACTGAAGACGGCCAGCTGTATGTCCGGTTCAAAGGGGACTTTGACCAACGAATGAAGGTGAAATCGTGAACCAAGCCATCGCGATCGCTTTCCTCATCTGCTGGGCAGCGGCAACCTGGTGGCTCTACCGTATCCATGAGTCATGGGTACAGGCTGCCATCCTCGGCATCGGCGTGGTAGCGGCCGGGTTCGCTGTCGGCGGGACATTGGTGCTACTCGCTGGGGTAGCGCTGGGAGTTATATCGTGAGTCGAAAGCCTCTCTTCCACCAAAAGAACGGCCTGACCCGCATCGCGCTTCTGGACTTCTACGTCCAGCGCTGCGGCTGGTGGGGCATCAAGTCGGTCGACCTGTTCCACGAGGAGAAAACCTTCCGGGTCCGGATCCGTGAGGTAAAGGTGCCGGACGTCGTCATCGGCGACTTCAAGCACCTGACGGCTGCCCGCTGGGCATGGGACGCAGCTGTCAAGGACGTGCATGGCAAGAGCATTGCCGAGGCCCAGTCAGACAGCCGCTTCAGCGTTCAGCAGGAGGCCAGCGGCCAGCGAGACCCGGTCTGGGTCGCCCGCAATTGCGGCAAGTGGATCGGCTGGTCGGGTACCGAGCAAGGTGCCTGGCTGCTTTGCTATCAAGAAAAATTTCAGTTGGAGATCCCCGAACATGCCAAAACCACTCAATCTTGAAGACCGCTACTGGGTGATCAAGAAGGCTGACCTCAGCCTGTGCCACCAGATGGACTTCGATGAACATCTGGAACGAGAGCAGATCCCCACCCGGGAATCTGTCGTCGTGGAGTCACACAAGCCGTTCTTTCAGCGGGTTGTGGCCATGGTGCTGGAGCAGCAGCAAACCTACAGCGACGACGAGCTGATCGCCATCGCCCACCGCTACCATGAGTACCTGATGCGGCCTGGGACGCCGAAGGAAAGCGGGTACACGATCAACGCGATGCGGTATGCGCTGACTGAGCCCGCAGCAGACGGTATCAGCTGGACCAGCAGCCCTCCGATTGAAGATCCGATTGTCGCCTGGAAACCGGGCGTAGCAGTGTTGAAGTCCGGCAAGGTGCTGGTCTCGCCAGACGACATCAGCTGGTCAGCTGGGGTCTCTAAATCGGCACCTGCCGCACACGAGCTCTACAAGGACGGCGACGCTGACATCCCTGACGGCATCACCGACCGTAACGGGCAGGTAGTGCTGGACTGCTGCAAGAAGTGTGGGAAGGGTGAAGCTGAATTGGCTGAGCCTTGCCCGCCGCCTCTAGAAGTCGACCCAGCAGCCCTGCGCACCGTTATTTCAGCGTTGATCGGGCCGCCTCACTTCATCCGTGAGTTGCAGGCATGCGTGACCTTGCCGGGTGGCCCGATCAACAAACTCCGGGACCAGTACAACGCTTGGTTGGCAAGCCAGAAATCACCGGCTGACTAGCGAAGTCTGTCTGACGGTGATTTCTGGCCGCCGCCGGCAGGCGACCTTGAAACCGCCCGCAAGGTAGACATAGATCATTAGAGAGCAGGAGTTCTCGAAGGCTCTAAACCGGGCCGCTTGAAGGTGGGGTGTGTTCATCTAGATGAACACACCCCTGTTCATCTGGATGAACACGGTACCTCTGAAAAATGAACACACCCGTGTTCATCTGCCTACCACTATCCGACAGCCGGGAGTGTGTAGACAAGGCTGGAAGTAGTGCTATGCCCTATAATTTGTTAGATAGCCCACAAATTATAGGAGATGGACATGTCAGCCGCCCCTCAACACGAACGCCGCACCGGGCCAAGAGGCTCATGGGTCCAGACCGAAAGGTCTGGCCACGAAGCGTGGGCATCGCTCACCCAGACAAGCCCCAAGGCAGCCCAGCTGTTGCACGTACTGGTTGCCCACATGGACGAACAAGGCGCCCTTGTCACAAGCCAGAAGGTGTTGGCCCAGCTGTGTGACGTCCATGTGATGACCATCCGCCGCGCCATCGACACGCTGACCAGTATGAACTTCATACAGACAGTTCGGGTCGGCGGTGAGCGGGGAGGCGCCCTGGCCTACATCGTGAACAGCCGAGTGGCCTGGGCTGACAAAAGAGAAAAAATTCGTTACGCAAAGTTCAGCGCGATGGTGCTGGTGTCCTCCACTGAACAGGAGGAGATCGACGGCGAGCCTCTGCTGCAACTGCTGCGCAAAGGACAACCTGAAATTCATTGAGAGGTATCAGCATGAAAGCGCACTTCGTTCGGTTCCTGTTCCCCGGCACCTTCGTCAGCGAGGAGGACTCCCAAGCCTTATCAGCTTGGGATGTTGAGACCGCCAAGCGACTGGCCACCGTATACCTGCGTCGCCCTTTCGCCTTCGAGTTCACCACCCGTGAGCGCGCTGACGATGAGCTGGACAGCAAGGTCGTGGCCACGTCGCCGCGTTACTACATCGGCGGGGAGGTCAGGACAGCGGCGGAGATCGAAGCTGGTACCGACCCGCGCGAGGACATCCTGCGCAGCAACGTTAAGAACAACGGGTACAAACGGATCATCTATACCTGCGGGCAACACTTTGCGCTGGAAGATGGCGCAGTGGTGTTGCCGGTATGAACAAACCACCCGTAAAACTCCAGATGGCATACGACACGATCGCCAAGATGGAAGGGCAGATCCAGCGCTACGAAGCGCTGCTCAACGAAGTCCTGAACGAGGTGCCCCATGGCTGGGGCGAGTCGTTCAGCCGCAGCGACCTTGCGAACGACATCCGCCTGGCCATCGGCAAGCAGAGCAACTACAGCGGGCAGGCTCACTGCCCGCACTGCGGCATCTGCCACACCAGCGACGAGACATGCGTCGAAGCGCAAGCGCGGGTGGCAGCGTGACCATCACCCCCGGCAAGGGCCTCAAGGGTCTGAACTGCAACGTCACCGCCTGTCAGGCGCCGGACAGTGCTCACCACTACAACACGACGATGCACGCCTGGTACTGCCGCCGGTGTGCTGAAGACATTCAATACTGGGCCAAGAAAAGCGGCTTCGAGCTGTTTGAAGGTCTGGAAGGAGTAAGACGTGACTGAGAAAACTGAAGTTGGCGCGATGGTGCTGGTGCCCCTAGAGGCCAACCGGCAGATGATCGACGCTGCCCTGGCTATCTACGAAAAAGACGGCAGCTACGCTGAGATGTTTGAAGCCATGTGCAAAACCGCACCCTCTGAGCAGACACCAGAGGAGGGCGGGGAGTTCGATGACCAATCGGAGTCCGACAATTTGTTCTGCACCAAGCAACTGCTGGAGAGGGCAGCCAAGTGCATGGGCGTCGAGCCTCACACCATCAGCTTCTTTGACGTGGTGGGGCATCTGGAAGCTCTCCAGATTCAGCTCAAGGCCAGCGAGGCGCAGCAAGGTGGACCAGTAGCCTGGGCCAACGAGAACGACCTCAAGCCTTCCCACGTTTTCATGGTGCAGGCAGGCTACCCAGCGTGCAAGTACCCGGACGGTGGCAAGGCGGTCGCCCTTTACCGTGGGCCTGTCATAACCGACACCTCAGACATCCACCGACTAGTGGGAAACGCCCTCGACCTGCACCTGGGTGACGACTCGCCTGACCCTATCTCGAAGACAGCGTTCGCAGCGGTGGTAGAGCTGGTGGGCAGGGTCTTGAATTCGAAGAAGGAACCAAAATGACCATCCAATCCGTCATCGCCGGGTACCTGCTCGGCTGCCTGCTGTTCGCCCTCGTCACCTGCTACGAGATCCACTTGGCGGGTGCCGGAAAGCACCGCCGGGTGAGCATCGACAAGCACCGCAGCCTGATGAAGGACTTCAAAGACACCCCGGTGTCGGCCGCTCTCGCCTTTATTTTCGTGTGCCTGTCGTGGCCTTGGCTCTTGGTGCGCAGACTGCTGGGTGGGTCGAAGAAATGACCCAATCCCGCCGCCAGTCCCTCCTCGAAACCGTCACCAACACCTTCGTCGGTACACTGGGCAGCCTGCTGATCACCTACGTGACCGTGAGCAACGTCGCCGACCCGTTGGTGGCGTCAGTTATCACGGTGGCAGGCTGCACAGTCTGGAGCCTGGTGCGTGGGTACTTTATCCGCCGGCGATTCAACAGCATTCTTGCGGAGCAAAAATTATGAACCCTGAACGCGTCGAGCTGATGATCACCATGCTCAAGGAAGTCGAGGCGGGCACATGGAAGCCCGCTGCAATAGCAGCGGTTGACGACGTCAAAGCCGAGGACCTGCCAAACACCAAGGCGTGGTTCGACATGAGCACTTGGCTCAGCACCGACGGTGACCCGGCCACCTGCGGGTTCAACGCCTGTGCCATTGGCCATGCGTGCCTTGATCAGAGATTCATTGACCAAGGGCTGGAGATGAGCGGCGCCGAGCCAAGCTTCGGCGGCTACCACGGCCCCTATGCGATCGGTGAGTTCTTCGGGATCGACGAACAGGTGGTGTTCGACCTGTTCATCCCGGACGACGGCTCGCAGGTAACCGCTGCCGAGGTCCGTGAAAGCCTCGAAAAATTGCTTAACTCTTAACTAAGTCATTGAAAGGAATAGAAAATTGGAAACTAAAAAAGAGCTAGTTATGCTCGGCGTGCCTGGTGTGTTGACCCAAGTTCGCGTCGAGTCGATGGATGCCAAGGGCCTGTGGAAAAAGCAGAAGTGGCTGAGTACACGCCGCACCAAGACTGTCGACGGTGAAAAAATTCTCCTGGAAGTTGCAGTCCGCTTCGACGACCAGTGTGGCAACCGTCACAACACCTTCGCCATCACCGCGTCAGGCTGGTACGACCACTTCAAGTCACGGGACATCGACTTCGGCGGTTGCTGCCACGAATTGATCGCCAAGGTGTTCCCTGAGCTGGCCCCGCTGATCAAGTGGCACTTGGTGGACACAGGCAGCCCGATGCATTACGTGGCCAACACGGTGTATCACGCCTCGAACCTGTACAACGGCAAGGCGAAGGGTGAGCCGAACGCTTGGGAGAATCGGATCAAGTTCGATAACTTCCCCATCGGGCTGGACTTGCCGACGTCCTTCATCACCTGGCTGGTGCAGCAGCACAAAGCCGGAGCGCCGCTGATCATCAAGTCGGTGCCGTATGTGAAGCGCTCGGACAGCGAGCGTGACTACGACCCGCAGTTCACCTTCGACGGTTGGGACAAGACATGGGGCGGCGCGCCGTTCAAGTCGTTGCAACACGCCACCGAGGTCCGTGAGGCATTGATGGAACACAAGTGGGAAGTGGTTAGCGAGGTCACAGGCTGGTCACCGGGCAAGGAACGCAACCTCGACGCTGCCCGCTCCACCGCCTGCTGGCCAGAAGCGACAGACGAGCAGCTGATGTTGCCCGCTGCCGAACTGACAGCGTTGCTGGAGGCGCGGTTGCCATCCCTGCAGGAAGACTTCAAGGCAGCGGTGGTTGGGGCAGGTCTGGAATGGGCGCCGACGGTATGAGCGGCGGCAGGCCAAAGGGGACCTTCGGTACCCACGTTGGAAGCCGAAAATACCAGATGGACGCGCTTGAAGTGGGTGAGTTTGTTCTCTTCCCCGGCGAGCCGGGGCAGCCGGCGTCTAAACTGCAAGCTTCCATAGGCTCGTCCTACCGGGGCGGCCAGAACATGAGTAACCAAGGACTGGAACAGTCTAGCGGGTTCCTCGTGTTTGAAGGCGAGCTGCCACGCCCGGTAGTGAAGGTCACCAGAATTTCGGAGCCAAAGGCATGAAAGACATCCTCATCGTCGACCAGGCCAGGCTGATCAGCCCTGAACTGCTGAAACACCTGAACGAGGGCATGGACGGCACGGTGCGCAAAGTGTGCGTCATCGGCAGCCCAGCCCAGCTGCCACCCATCCGTGACTGCATCGACATAGCCCCAATGGACCAGTCCCACCACGCCCCGCCGAGCCGGGGCCTCACCGCACCGTGGATCGGCGGCAACAAGCTTCCCGTCGAACTGGACGGTAATCTGGAGCAGCTGTTGTTGCGCGGCGGCGTCCTGCGAGAAGTCGTCACGCCGGGTATGTTCATAGGTTATCCGGACGTCGAGATTGTCCCGGCAAAGTCCTCCGAACCCGGGACGCTGACCACAGAGTTGCAGCGGGGGTCTGATCGACACAACGCTGCCGTAGCCAAACGTGAACGCCGCGCGGCGAAGCTGCGCAAGGAGTCAAAGTGAGCACATGGCCAGACCACTGCCACCTGTGCAACGCAAAGGTGGTGGTATTCAGTCCCACAAGCAAGAAGATCACCCATTCCCGCAACTGCACATGGCGCGACAACGAGTCTTGGCGCGGCCCGAAGCCGGTGAAGTTCAAGTTCAAACCCGGAGATGCGGTGATCGCATACGCCGGAACCGCCGTACAGCGCAAAGGCGTGGTCAGCTCGGTAACGCCTGAAGGGCAGTATTGGGTTGGGTATGGCTATGGTTGTGCGCTGTGTGATGAAACCGAGTTGACGGAGGTGCAGGCCATGAAGTTCAAACCCGAGCAACGTGTCTGGATCCACAACGCTGACAATCCTCGCGTACCTGGTGTCGTAAAGGTGCTCTCCGGCAAGGTCGGGATGTTCGACATCTACAGCGTCGAAGTCGCCGGGACTCAGCACACCATGGCATTCAAGGAATGCGAACTGACCCGGCGCGGTACCGTTGAACGCATCGGCGGGCTCGCAAAAGTCCGAGAGGGTATAGCGGAAGCTCAGCTGCAAGCCGAGCTGGACGCAGAAGACTGGAGTGGCAGCCTTGGCGTACCGGATGACGAGCTGACGCCAGTTCAGCTACAACAGCGCTTCGACACCGAGGACGGCTGGGGCAACCACCCGCGCTTCGATATGGCGGATTGGCGCCACGAAGTGCTATCCGGATACACCCGCCTGGGTTACTGGGAGTGGGTGTCCTTCAAACTGAACGAGTAACACCGGAGAAATTTATGGGCTGCGATATCCACTGCTTCAAGGAAAAGAAAAAGAACGGCGTTTGGGTTACAGCTGATGTCTGGGAAGACAAGTACGCGGACGGTAAGAGCGTTCCGTATGAGACACGGTTCACCGGGCGTAACTACCAGTTGTTCGGAGTGCTGGCGGGGGTCCGTAAGGAAACCTCGGTAACGGTAGAGGCGCGAGGCATGCCGGCGGACGCCTGCAGCGAAGTCAAGCATGCTGCGGAATCCTGGGGATGTGATGGTCACACTCACAGCTGGCTGACTTTGGCAGAGCTGAAACTGCTTGCTCTCTACGTAAAGACTGGATCTATTTTACAGGGATTGGGGCAACAGCCAGTAATTGGGGAGGCCGGTACTGCGCTTGCACCAATAGGCCCACAGCTAACCGGCTCGGTGGTTTCTCCTATCAGTGGAATGATGGCTGCGACCCAGTGGGAAAAGCTTAGAGAGAGCATTGAATCTGGAGCGCCTGACTGGGATCTGCTCTACCCCTACTGCGCGTCGACTAACAGCCCAGACTACGTTCGGTTCAGCGTTCAGGTGCCGCTGGACTACACAGTGGGCGAAGATCTGCAGCGGATTATATCGGGATTCGAGGAGGTAGACGGTGAAGACCAGCGACTGGTGTTCTTCTTCGATAACTAGGGGACAGCCATGACCACCACCACCCAAGACTCCTTCCACGCCATGCAGGGCCACGTCGCCGACGGCGTCAAAATCCACATGAACAACGGCGACGTGGCCACCCTGCGCGCCGTACTCAAAGGCTGGCAGTTGTTCGTCAACGGCAAGCCTCACCTGCTGGCAACCAACTCGGCTCATGTTGTGAGCTGCATCGTGTTCAGCTATCCGGGAGACATCGGGCCATGAGTATCATCGACAAAATCGAGTACAGCGTCTGCGAAGACTGCCTGACGCACGTTGCCTACGGCCCCAGCGACAACACCTCGGCAGAGGCCGATGCCCAAGTCGAGCTGCAGATGCGAATTGAGTTGGACGGCAAGAAAGGCCACTTCGTGACTGGCGTTGAACCCACCGAGGATGACCCAGAAGGCTACGGGCACGACGAGTTCAGCAGCCAAGAATGCGAGTTGTGCCGCAGCGGGTTGGCCGGTTCTCGGCATGGCGTGACTCTACTGCTTGAAGGTGAGTAGACATGAAAATCAAGGTGATCAGAGGTCCAATCACCAGCATCCTCTGGGTTCGTGGTGACCTGATCACCTACTCAACTCCAGCCCTCTGGGATCACGTAGGACGAAGCTTCGAGGAGGTCCGAAAGGAACTGAGGCTCAAGAATTACCGCGTGGTGGAAGACGAACAGAAGCCCACGCTGCCAAGCCGCCGCTACCGCGACGGCCTGATGTTATTAGCAACCCTTCTGCCGGAGTTGCCGGCGAGAAGAACTGAAAAGACGGAGTAACACCATGCTCGATACCTGCAAAATCATGAACTCCCTGCCTGGCGCTATTGACGTCACGCTGACAAAAGGCATGGCGTACACCGTGACCTACATGTGTCACGCCCGACTCTTCGATGTCGAGGCTGGCACAGACATTCACTGGGCAGACGCCAAGTTCCCGGTCCTTATCCACCGGCAGAACCCGGGCATGGTACAGCTGCACATGTACCACGGCCGGGACCGCGCCGACGAGAACCTGGATGACTGGGGTTTCGACGGACCCTGCCTGACCGGGGCGCTGGCGGTCATCGAAGAAAAACAGCTGACGATGTACCACGCCGACGGCAGCTCGACGGTGTTGGCCATCGACGGTGATCTGCTGGCGTGGGACGGCAAGTTCTACGGCGACTTCAGCATTGACCGCCTGGGCGACGACGGAAAGGTAGAGGTCACTAACTTCCTGTCTAAGCGTGACGGTGAACAGCCTCTGGATCTGGACACGCTGACGCGGCGTCTGGCGGCCGGGAAGCCGCTGAACACGGCGCAGGCCAAGCGGGCTGGCGAGATGCTGGCAGCGCTGGCGTTGGTCCAAACCGAACTGGACGGCACCGAGTGGTCAGCTGAAACCTGCGGCAACATCGCTGGCTACCTTGACGCTGCTGGTCTGGTCGTGAAGGAGTTGAACAATGCCTAAATATCGAGTTTTTCTCGATGCCACGCTCGACATGAGTCGCGGCATCGACATAGAAGCCGAGTCTCCAGAGGCTGCCGAGGCAGCTGCGCTGGAGAAGATCCGGGCTTCAATCTACGAGCAGGAGATTGACCAGTGGAATTTCTCTGCTCATTACGTTAGCGAAGTCGAAGTGAGCGAGGTGACCCTTGACGATTAAACCAGTCACAACCGGCACCCTGATCCACGGCACGCAGCGTCGGCAGGACTTGATCCCCAAGTTCTGCGCAACGCTGCTGGAGCTGGATCAGGAACGCGCCGAGCAGTGCTTCCGGCAGTTCTTCCACGACGTCGGCAAGGACAACCCGCTGATGAAACTGTGGGACTGCGCCGCTGGCCGGATTGCCTGGCCAGACGATGACGATCCGGTCTGGGACGACCAAGAGCTGTTCTTCTTTCAACTGAACCTGACCGATGATCTGGATGTGGTGTCACCGGAGGGTTACAGCTTCGGTACTCACCCCGGTGATGGGTCTGATTACGGGTGGTGGCCAAATGACGATGAGTAACTGGCTCGCAAGTGCAAACCTGAAAGCCGAGCGCTCCTGGGTAGAGCACATGGCCCTCTGCGTATACCCCCGGCACACGAAGATGGAAACCATCATCGTCGACGGCTGGGGTCACGGGTTCTACCCAGAGCAGACGCTGCATGAGTGCGTTGCCAGCGGGTTCAGCATGTGCATCGCTGAGCCGGCTATCAAGCGTATCTGGGCAGCGTGGGATGCAGAGTACCGAGCGACGTGTGAACAGCACGGCGGTCCCTGCGAGGTGCAGGGTTTCGTTTCTCAGTTCAGAACCGACGGGTGAGCTGATGAATCCATTTGATCCTAAACCGTTTCCAGACGTTGTCGACTCTCTGGATCATGACGCCTTCTACCTGATCCACGGGTCCACCGTGGAAGAAGACACCGAATGCTGGCGTACAGCTTGGTGGGACAACGACGATAACTTGTTCTTCGACGCCAGTGGTAACGAGGTCGTCGAGGAAAACCTGCTGGTGGTGTTGTTCGTACTGCCGAGGATTGACACGGATGAAGAAGCTCCAAGTTAAAGCCGGCGACACATGGGCCTGGGTGTTCTGCCGGTTCGCCGGACCAGAACGTCACGGCGAACTGATCACCACCGAGGACAAGTCCAAGGCGCTGCCCAGCGCCTCAGTCTGGGCAGACGATGACTTGGCCTGGGCCAAGAAGACGTGGCCGGAGCGAGAGTTCCGGCTGGGGCAAATGCTGGACAACTAAACGATAACCTTTCTCATATGGGAATTTGAAGATGCGAAAAATTTTACTTGCGGTTTCCCTGGCGATGTTCGCCTCTGCAGCGTTCGCCGTGCCGGACTTGCGCTTCTGTACAGGAGGCGAGGGTGGGTTCTACGAAGGGTTGGGTACCAGCATCGGTAACGCCATCGTCAAGCAAGACGGCGGCGTCCTGAAGGTCCTGAACACCGGCGGCAGCGTTGAGAACGCCGAGCGCCTGAAGGACGGCACCTGTGACATCGCGGTCATCCAGAACGACGCGGTCATCAGCCTGCCCATGCCTGCGGACCTGAAGGTCAGCGACGCTCATGTCGAGGTCGTCTACTGGCTGCACGGCAAGGCCGGGGTCGATGACTTCGGCAAGATGGAAAAGGACAGCGTCGCTGCCAAGTATGCTTTCGCAGCGGTGTCCGGCTCCGGCGCACTGGTGACGGTGCGTAACTGGATCAAGACCGACAAGGACTATGAAGGTGCCCGCATCGTCGAGTTCGATGATTGGTACAGCGCTGCCGAAGCGGTTGCCCAAGGCTATGTCAGTAAAGCAGGTGTGCGGATTGAAATCGCCGGCATGCTTTACATCGGCCGAGCCGGAAAAATCCCGTCTGACATCACCGCTGACTTCGGTAAGCAGATCCTGATAGGCGAAGTGAATGATGACTCATTCGAGAACGCCAAAGACGCCAACAACAACCCGCTGTACACCCACTGCGAGGTGGACAAAGAAAGCCGCAGCGGCCTGGACACATCGACCACCGGCAAGCCGGACACCTACTGCTTGCGAGCCCAGATCGTATTCAACAATGAATACCTGAAGGGCCTCGCACCTGGTGATGTGAAGAAAGTTCGCCAGTCGGTGGACAAAGGCATCAACAGCATCGTGAAAGTCGTTCGCTAACACAGCGCACTGAACGCTGCCGTCTGGATCCAGACGGCAGTCAGTTGAGTCCGTTGACAACCACAGAGCTTAGCGCTCACAGGAGAAACGATATGGGAACCCCGCACCGCGTTGAACAGGTTGAGATCTTCCACTTCGATCAGCTTTCGGATGGAGCCAAGGAGAAAGCCCGGGAGTGGTGGCGCAGGCTTGAGCAAAGCGACATGGCATGGGCAGCGGAGCGCCGCGACACGATGGACGCCTTCGCCAAGGAGTTCAACGTCACGTTCCCCAGGTGGGAGTATGACCAGTGGACATCGAGTGTCGAGACCAGTTGTAGCCGGGTGGATGACGCCATCCGGGATCTGGAGGGGCCGCGTCTCATGGCGTACCTCTGGAACAACCACAAGGGCATCTTGTACACCCCGAAGGTGTACGAGGTAGACAAGAAGAAGCGCCGTAGCCGCGTGATCCTTGAAGAAACCAGCTGCCCGTTCACCGGTTACTGCATGGACGATGACATCCTGCAGCCGATCCGGGACTTCATGAAGAAACCGGTCGGGTTCAAGTTCGACACGCTGATGGATGCCTGCGGTGACGCTTGGGGCAAGTCAGCGCAAGAAGACTTGGCCTGGATCATGGCCGATGAGCAGGTGGACGAGACAATCATGGCCAACGAGTACGAATTCACAGTGGAAGGGGAGCGTGTATGAACGAAGTCACCCTCTCCGTCGTCCTGCGCTACTCCAGCGCCGCGGCGTTCGCACCGGCCATTGATCGGGTCCAGCAGATCCTGGACGCTGCCATCGCAACCGAGCTGCTAAACTTTCCTGATTACCAGAACGAGTGTCAGGGTGCCAAGGTGTACGGCGCCCCGCTGTATCTGTGCTACCTGCCGGACATCATCACCGTCAAGGGTGATTACATCACCCGGCACGGTAACAAGGTCAGCATCGACACCATCAAGCCGCCCGGTACCAACACCGGTACCGAGTACAGGGCCGTAGGCCGCGTCTGGCGGCTTTTCCGGGGCAAGATGCGCCCACGCATGCCCAACATGTGGCATGTCAGCGGACGCTGCGACGGCTCACGAGAGAGCGGCAAGGACATCGTCGGGCCGTGGCCTGGTGATGACGTGATGGCCCCGCCGAAAGACGGGGCAAAGTGGTTACCATGAGTTAGTCGAAACTTCCCGGCGACGGTCGGGTTGTCTGCAGGGCTCGGCCTACCTGCACTGAGGTGACAGGCCAACCACACGCTGGACCAAGCAGTGAGGCGTTAATCTAGATTAACGGCAGCAAAGCAGTAGCCGAAGCAGAGGCTATTAAAAATGAAGCAGTTAGACTTGGCAGTTATATTAACCGACATCGAGAATGCCAGTGGCAAGGTCGAAGATGTAGCAACCGGGATCATCCAGTTCATCAGGGAGAACGACGTCAAGGACATCGACCACCTCAACGAGGTGTTGGCCGATGCTTTTGCCAAGAAGAACTGGAGTCAACGGCAAGGCCGGCCACCTGCAGGATCGACCGAGGTCGCCGCGCCGCGCGCCGTGAAGCTGTATGTCTCCACGCTGCGCACCGGGTACCGTTATGGGTTCGATGTGCAGTCGTTCGAGACCATGCGGGCACTGCGGGATGCAGTGGCCACTGAAACAGAAGCGCGTCGACCTTCACCGGCGTCTCAGGTTCGCCTGGCTGCGCTGAAGGGTGTAAAGCTGACCTCAGAGTCAGAATTTAACGGAGCAGTTTGGCACGATGGCCCGTTGTTGTTCATCCGGCTGCCGGATGAGCGCAAGGAAGCGCTGGAAACAGCCATCCAGAAGGTCATCAACAAGTTCATGAAAGAACTTCCGAAGGTTGAGGATGAGCCGGAGGAGGAGCAGTATCAGGAAGAAGGCGAGGGGGAGGAAATGCAAGAAGCCTCCTAAAGTATTATCCGGATAATAGTTACGCCCTGCGGGGCGTAACTATCTGAGAGGCTGGGATGAAAGCAGTAACCCTGTTGTTTGCCGTGCTGCTGTGCGCTGGATGTGTCGAGAAACGCCCGACCCCGCCGCCAGAAATATTCAAGCTTGGGTTGAACGGGTTCTACTGCCCAACCCAACATCTGATCTTCGCCCAGGCGTACATGTTCGCCATCCTCCATCGACCCCAGATCATGGAAGGCTGCACCACTGAAGGTGCGGGCAACTTTGTCACGCTGATCTCCGAGCGCCGCGACGGCGTGGCAGCTGAGGTTGAGCTGAACGGACGCCGCGTCTGGGTGCTGGACGTGCAGCTGGAGACCACCGTAACCCCGCCGCCATCCGCCGCAGTGGTACCGCTCAAGGTACCGACTCTGCTGGTGCCTAAAGACGGGCTGCCACAGCATAAGGAGTACCTATGAACGAGCGGGCTGAGCTGGAGAGGTTCAAGCAGGCGTTTGTTCATGCGGACTTGACGCTGGCAGATACACTGATCCCGGTCGCGACCTTCAAACACCTGACGACCCAGCTGTTGTGGCTGGGCTGGCAGGCAGCGCTGACCTTCCGGGAAGGCCGCCTGGACGACGACGGCATCCCGCTCTAAACGCAACACATTCCCATCCACCAAAACCAAAATCCGAAAAATTTCTTTTCGGGTTCTCAGGAGTCACGCCTATGCGATTCTTCGTCGATGACGAACGCCGCCTGGTACGCACCCATGACAGTGTCGGCGGTTACCCCTTCAGCTCTTACAACTGGCGAGAGGTCACGCCGGAAGAGTACGACGCCTTCAGAAAAGTGACGGCGTCGATGAAGCCCAAAGAACTGCGCAAGTTGCGGGGGTTCGCATGACCGACACCCCTCGCTCCACCGGCCGGATCAAACGCTTGGCCCGTCGGTACCGTAAAGAACATCCCGAGGCGAGTTGGACAGAATGTCTGAACGCCGTGTCCCAGCAGTTCGGCTGGGCTGACTACAAGGCAGCGTTCAAAACGCTGCCAGAGAAAGACCCGGAGGTCAGCGATGGAAATTAACATCACCAAATTCTTCAACACGGCAGCTGTCCGGGAGTTCTCCGGGTCGATAGCCGAGCGTGGCGAGAACGCCGGCAAGGAAACGTGGGCCAACGCCTGCGAGGAGGCAGCGGACGAACCGCTGCTCACCACGCCGGAGCAGCTGCAAGCCATGCGTGACCACGTCAAAGGCTTCGGTTCCTGGAGCGACGAGGAGATCGCAGGGTGGACCGACGTTGAGGTCAATGCACTGTTCATCCAGATGATCGCTGGCGACATCCGTGAGGTGCCGGACATGACCCCGCAGACTTGGGACTGGGACCTGTACGAGGAGATGTCGCAGGAAGGCATCATCGGCAGTGAGGTGTTCAAGGGTGACGACGGCGAAATTTATTACCACTTAGGAAACTGACCATGGCTGAGAAAATCACCATCGTCATCGAGACCGGCAACGCTGCGTTCGATGACAGTCCGGCTACTGAAGTAGGCCGGATCCTCAAGGACTTGGCAGACAAGTTCCAATACAGCGGTGTGGTGATAGGCACGCTGCGTGATATCAACGGTAACCGGGTTGGTACCGTGAACATTGAGCAGGTGCCCGAATGAAACTCGTCCAACGCATCACCTTTGAAACAACCTTCGAAGTCCCGGACAACGTGGACTACAAGCAGCTGGTCAAGAACCGCATGGCTGCGCTCGATGACTTCGAGACTGAGCTGGGAGACAACAAGGCCCTGCGCCCTGCTGGCTCCGTCGGCGCCGACGTCACCATGAGCGTGAACCTCAAGACGGACGTCGAACTGCTGACCATGCCGGCGCTGAGCACGGCGCACATCAGCTACGAGGCTGACAGCTGGTTGGGCGAGTGGGGCAGCTCATGCCACGCTCTGGTAATGGCCGACGGAGACGCCGGTTACTTCGTCCGGGTTCTCACAGACCACGCTGATATAGAGTTGGTACCGCAGTCCATCCGCGAGGTCGCTGCCTGGGCCAACAACTGCGGCCACCACTGGTTCCGGCTGGACCGAGACGCCCCGCGCGTTGACGGCCTAACCGCTTACGACTGGTGATCCCATGATGAAGCGAATGACGGTCACCTTCTCGACGGTGATCGAGGCTGAGAACTGGTCAGGGCATGACCGGCGAGAGTTCAACGTTGAGTTCGACAGCACCAAGACCCTCACGGGTGTGGACCTGATGAGGCTCAACGACCTGATGGAGTACGCCCACTCCATCAACAAACTCCAAGGCTTCGACATCGCCTACACGGTAGGCAAGATGATCGAACAGGATCTGTCCCGCCCAGCTGAAACCTTCACAGCCTGTCAACAGGATCTGGATGACCTCGACCTGCTGTCGTGGAAGCTGGAAGTGAAGGTCCGTTACGCGAGGCTACCAACGTGAAGATCAAAGTCACCGAGTACCACATCAGGGAGTTCACTATCGAGCTCCCTGATTGCTTCACCACCTACGACAAGGTGGACAAGCACACCGAGCGCCAGCGTCTCAAGTACGACGGCCCGGTGCAGGAATCAGTAAGCCAGATCGAATGGAGTCATGTTCTGGAGACCAACCGGGACGTGGCCAAGACCTTGGCTCTGTTCAAGCCGACGTTCCAGCACATCCCGTTCAACTTCAGCGGGTACGAGCGGGAGTGTTGGCTGCTGTACATCACTGACTGCCTCCCGGCGGGCGGCGCCTGGCTGAACTACCGGACCTGGCTCAACACCGGAGCGTTCGAGCATCACCCTGACCGGGTGGCAGAATGCTTCGAAGACGGTGACAGTGAGCGTATCTACGTTCACTTCCGGGTTGCCCCGGAGGGCGATGTGGTTGCGCTGTGGGGTGAACCTGACCGCAGGGGGCTCATCAGCAGCTATCAGCACGTCGGCCAGCACGGTGACGCATCGCCTGAACTGGTCGCTGACTGGCGGGTGGCTACGGCAGCCGAGAAGGCTGACCTGTTCAAAGAATTGGAAGGTCGCGGTTACGTGATCGTGGATAAGGAACCGAAAGCATGATTTTCGACACCGGAAACACCAGCGACAAAGCCGACGTAGGCATGCTGATTTTCAGCATCACCACTTACCTGCGGGATAACCATGGTGTCGGCTGCCAGATCGTCGACACCATGCGGGTTGCCGAGGAGGCAGCGTACTGGTTGCACGAGCTGGTTCTGGTAGATGACAGCTGGGACGGCGTCGTCTGGTACGAATATCTGGAAAGCGCCAGCAAAGGATCTCTTGCACAAACGCTTTCCGGCTGTGTAGATTGCGAGGCTATCCCTGTACCTGCTGCGGTACGGCTCTGGCTTAAAATCAACGAGATCCAAATGAAATGATTCACGTTATCTGTCGCAACGGGCAGCTTGAAATTCTCAAGCGTGAGGCGGTAAGCAGGCGTCGACGGTGGGACATCAGGGTTACATACGACACACCACTCGGTGAGCAGGTGATCCACATCAAGCCTGACAACAAATGCCGACTGCCTCAGTTAGCCAAGATAGTGTCAGACGCCATCCACGAAGACATACGCCTTACCGGCACCGTAAATAACATTGCCTGGGAAGCCAAGGGCAGATAAGGAGTTGCACATGCAGCAGTCGTCTCCGTACCACTATCCAGAACCCGCCAACTACCGCTGGAAAGGCGGCTTGATCATCGACAACTTCGCAGGCGGTGGCGGTGCCAGCACCGGCATCTCTCAGGCCATCGGCCGCAGCCCCGACATCGCGGTCAATCACAACGTTGAAGCGTTGATGATGCACGAAGAGAACCACCCTACCACCCGCCATTACAACGAGTCTGTGTGGGACATCGACATCCGCAAGGCTACCGGCGGTGCGCCGGTGTTGATGGGTTGGTTCAGCCCAGATTGCACCCACTTCTCCGTCGCCAAAGGCGGCAAGCCGGTGAAGAAGGCCATCCGTGGCTTGGCCTGGATCGTCAAGAAGTGGTACGGGCAGAGCGACATGGCCATCCTGAAGATGGAAAACGTCGTCGAGTTCATGACGTGGGGTCCACTGATTGCCAAGCGCTGCAAGGTGACCAAGCGCGTCATCAAGCTGGTGCCGGACGGCAAGGACAAGAAGGGCGAGGACAAATTCAAAGAGGTGGTCTGCGAGCCAGGCGAGTACGTTGCCTACCGCGATCAGGCTCTGGTACCGGACAAGAAGCGCGCCGGCAAAACCTTCCGCCAGTTCGTCAAACAGATGCGCGAAGCCGGTTACGCAGTCGAGTGGACTGTCAAAGGTATGGTAGCCAGCGACTTCGGCGATCCAACCACCCGCAAACGCTTCTTCCTGATGGCCCGTAAGGACGGGCTGCCAATCACCTGGCCTGCAGCTACCCATGGCAGCCCGAGGCTGGTGGCTGCCAACCCGGGCAAGTTGCAGCCGTGGAAGACGGCCGGCGACAACCTGGACTGGTCCATCCCATGCCCATCGATCTTCAATCGCAAGAAGCCGTTGGCTGACAACACGCTGCGCCGCATCTTCAAGGGCATCGAGAAGTTCGTCATCGGCGCCGGCGACAACGCCTTCCTCGTGAAGACGAACCACGGTGGCAACGAGTTCCGTGGCCAGTCAGCTGACGAGCCGCTGCAAACCATCACCAGCAAGTTGGGTACCGGGGTGGCAGCTGTGTCGCTCACCAAGTTCAACGAGAACAGCATCGGCCAAGCCGCTGACCAGCCGCTGGACACTGTGATGGCGGGTGCTACACGGTTCGGCGCCGTACAGGCTGAGCTGCAGGTCGTGAAGGATCTGGATCAAGCCATGCATGCAGGCTTCATCGCCACCATCGATCACACCTCCAACAAAAACCCGGCCACCGGCATGGACGAGCCGATTCCAACGGTGACATCCAAGGCGCGGCACATCCACGTTGCAGCGCTGCTCAAGCATTACACCGGTGTCGTGGGCCAGACTCTGGACAAGCCGCTGCCAACCATCACGGCAACCGATCACAATTCTGTGCTTGAGGTGACGGCGATGCATGTTCAGCGTGACTTCGGCGCCAGCATCGGCAGCCGGTTGTGCGAACCGCTCGGCGCTATCACGGCGGGTGGCGGTGGCCATGCAGCCATCATCGCTTCGTCTCTGGTGAAGCTGAAGGGCAGCTGCAACCACGGCCAGGCGTTGGACCGGCCGATCGATACCATCGCTGCCCAAGGCAACCACTACGCAGCGGTGCAGACCTTCCTTGAGGAACAGTCGTTCCTTGTGAAGTTCTACGGCACCGGCGGCGCGGTGACTTGCGAGGCCCCACTGGACACAATCACCTCGAAGGGGCGGTTCGGTCTGGTCACCATCCAAGGCATTGATTATCAGATCGTCGACATCGGCATGCGAATGCTGGAGCCGCACGAGCTGTTCAGCTGCCAAGGGTTCCCGGCCGACTACCGCCACGAGGTGGTGATGGGCAAGAAACTTCCGAAGCATGCACAGGTTCGCATGGTTGGCAACTCGGTACCTCCGGGGCTGGCCAGGGCGTTGGTGCAGGCGAACATCCCCAAGTGGGCACTCGAACGTAAACAGGCAGCAGTAGCATGACCAAGCCTATGAGCAAACTCCCGTCCATGCCCTTGATCAACCCCAAGGGCAAGAACAAGCCTCGCAAACCCCGCGTACCAAAGCCTGTGTGGACCGTCACCGCCGACTACTGTGACGGTGCCCTGACCGGCTACAACATGGCCTTTGAATCCGAGCGCACCGCGCGCATCACCGCTGACTGGCTGCACTCCTCCAGCGGTACGATGAACGTCAAGATCGAAGGCCCAGGCTACAAGGGTCAGATCCACGACGCTACCGAGGCTGACCGCGAGGTTGGCTACGCGCTGGCAGAAATCCTTGAGCACCGCGCTGTAGGCCCGGTTGCGAAGTACCTCATCAACGAATGGATGGACAGCAAGGCGTGGTAACGCGCCGGGAGCTCACATGATCCTGTCAGAAAAATCGCTGCGCCCCTGGGCTTTGCCGGAAGGCTCCAAGTGTTGCGTGTGTGGTGCCGAGAACGACTCTCGGTTCTACTACGACCCGCCGGCGCGAAAGTTCTACTGCAGCAGCCACACGTTGCTGGAAGATCTGGACCCGCTGAACAAGCGCAACGCCAGCATGTTGTTCGGCTGCCCGGTCAGCCGACTGACCGTGTTCCCCGAGCTGGAGAACATCCGCGACCTGCTGGTGCCGATCACGGCGCCCAAGCGGGGCGAGCCGAACTTCTACTGCCGCAGCGATATGTTCCCCAACCTGCGGGTCATGCCGACGCCGGCGTTGACAGCCTGGGTGTACAACAACATGTTGTATCCCCGGCTGACGCCGGACAAATACTTCTTCGACCTGCACATCCGTGAGTACGGCGGTGTGGATCTGGCGTGGTTGTCCCTCCGGTACCAAGAAATTCTCGGCACTCGCTACCTCGCGGTGGTGACCCGAGCCAACGTTGAAAAGATCTTTGGAGCAGTAAAATGACAGACGTAGTTCAGGTCCGCACGAAGGACGGTATCAAAGAAATCCCTTGCCTGGGTCGCTGGAAGAAGACCATTGACGGCGAAGAGTTTGAGTTCGCTCTGCATGTCGCGCCGACCAAACTCGTCGGGCAGCGCCCGCTGTTGTTCAGCGAAGTGTCCACCGGGCACAGCGCCCAGATCGCGGTACGTCACCCGTCAATCCACTCGCTGCTGACCGAAGCCCACCTGCGCCAAGGTCATGAGCACTACTGCACCGCGCGAAAAGTGAACCGCGCGGCAGCAGCTGCGCTGCACAACGGCATCAAGTCTATGGACGGCGAGTCGTTCCGCGCAGCTGTGGGTGTTGCGCTGATGGCCATCGCCAACAAGGAACGCGCTAATGTCCTTGAGAACGGTGCCAAGCCCGCAGTTGTAGAGGAGAAGGTCTGATGCAGGTCATCTTCAACGGTCAGATCCTGAGCCAGGCACACCTCGACCTGCTGGTCCCGCTGCTCAACGAAGGCATGAGCGAGAAGAAACTTCGCAAGTGCATGGGGGAGGTCTTCGAAGCTGCGGGCATCCCGGTGCCGCAGCTGAAGATCGGCGACCTGGTGCATTGGCAGGGACTGGAGGAGCGCATGGACAAGGGCGTGATCCTCGGCATCGAGAGCCGCGGCGACAAGCTGCGTGTTCAATCCAAACAGCGTGGCCGTGCGGTCACAATCGGTCAGCGCGATGCGCGGGTGGTGGCAGATGCCTAAGTCGGTTATTACCAGCATCACCTTCTCCTCGGCACCGGCGCGGCGCAAGCCGCAAGCCGGCGACCTGAAGACCCTGAAGAGGGACGGCAAGACCTACATCCGGCAGCAACAACGCTGCTACCACGGCCCAGGCCGCGGCGCCATGGTGGTCAGCAACGGCCGCCCGGTATGGGAGTGGGTTGAACAGGGCAGCTCGCAAGACCGTGTCGCTGTTTACGCGAAGCAGCTGGCCTGCCCACACGAAACGTGGCTGGGTCACAGCGGTACCGGCCGGATCTTCTGTGCAGCCTGCAACAAGGAGCGCACCGATGCTGAAGCTTGAGCAAGTAAAAGCCCTCGTCGCCGAGGGCGTCGGGGTCTTCCGGATCCTTAGCACCTATCCGGTGCGGGAGCAGGACGGGGTTCTCCGCTGGGGCCACCTCGACGACAAGGTGTTGACCGATGTCGACACCAAGTATTTCCGAGAGGCGGATTACGAGGTGGCAGCCGCTACCAATAACCCCCCTGCACTCTTCCGCAGCGTAGGCGACCCCCGCATGTTCGCTAACGGTTGCTACGTGGTGAAGTTCGGAGGCAAAGGCATCTGGACTACCTACGTCATCGTTCGCTACGCCCATCCCATCGACGCAGGTCAAGCCACTGAGATGGCCATCGATCACCTGGTTCAGGCCGGGTGGACCGAAGTCGAAGCCCAACCACTGCTCGTTATCTGAGGTGAATCATGACCACGCTTTCCAGCCTCATCGGCATCATCGGCAACGACAAGATCAAATTCCAGACGCTGGACGCCAGCATCTCTGGGTTCAATAACCCCAGGAGCGGCGGCTCGCGCATCACTTTTGATACTGAAAGCCCCTGCGGTGTGGGACCTGGCATGACGCCCCGCACCGAAAGTATGGGCCTGATCCTCTGGCTGGACCGGGAGGAGGTGGCGAGGATCAACGCGCTGCCTCGTGGAGACGAGCTCGGGGCGCACGTCGACGAGCTGCGAACCCTGCGCGCTGCCTTACAGGACTGTATCAAGGCCGGTGCATCGATCCCGCTGCTCAGCGTTAGCCAGATGCAAGACCATCTGGATAGCCTGGACGTGTTCTTCGAGGACGAATGATGGCGACAGTCAAGAAGCTGCGCCGTATGGACGGCGGATGGCGGGTGCATTGGCTGACAGCAACGGGCTGGGTGTTGGGCAAAAAGCTCGCCACCCGGCAGCTGGCCACTGATTACGCCAAGACGTACATGCGCCGAAGCGCTGAGTTCGAGGACTTCAAGGTCCTCCCCGCAGAAAGGTAGTTGCCGTGGACATCACAGCGTTGATACAGGCTGCACACCCGGAGATGTCCGGGCCGCTGGACGACCTGCTGGACAGGAAACAGAGGCTCGCGATGGACAAGGTCAAGGTTCAGTTCGCAGCAGACCAGATGGTAACGCTGCAGCAACTGATCCGCCTGGCAAAGCAGGACGACCTGCCCTCGTTGAAACTGAGCGAGGCAGCGTTGGCTATGCTGATGGAGAAGTTGACCATCCGCTGCCGCGCTGACGCCATCGAGCAGATCAGCCGGAACATGGGCCGTCCGCTGAGTCTGGTACCGCACTTCGTATGGGCGGTTGACCTGCACTTCTACCCCAAGCGGGTAGCGGTGCCGAGGTCGCCGAAAGCAATCACCAACATTCGAAAGGACATTCAAAGTGCCTGATGATAAAGACAACAAGACGCCAACCGGTCGCATTACCGATCCGCGCGCTGCGTTCGCTCTGCCGTATGGCAAGAGCCTGAACGGCATCGGCAAGGTCTATGTAAACGCGGACTTCTCCGCGATTGAGGAGCGTATCGCGGAGGGACTGATGGGTGCAGCCGCTGGCAGCAACCTGCTGGACCCCTACAAGATCATCGCAGCGGTGACCCACATCGTCATGTACAGCGAGGTGACCAAAGAGCAGCGTCAGTGGGCCAAGAGTTACTTCTACCTGAACTTGTACTCCACGGAAGGCTTCAGCCTGCCGCCGCGCGTCCAACTGTTCGCCATCTACACGACCGAGGAGATCGTGCAGATTCAAATCGATACGAAGTGGCCAGGCACCCTGGACCTCTACGATCACATCGCCAACTTTTACAAGCCGAAGGTATAACCATGCAGTTGAACAAGAAGCTCAAAGAAGAAATCATCCTCAAGCTGGTCGGCAAGGCCACCAAGAAGCACGCTCAGGCCATGAGTAAGGCAGCGGCATCGCTGAACCTGCTGTGGCGCCAGGCGGTGATCAAGCACGCCCAGCAAGCCATCCCGGAGCTGCCGCAGGAACGGTGGGCAGACTTGATCCAGTCGCAGACCTTCAAGGGTTTCGGCAGCCTGTCTGTGAGCACGGTAGCGCCCGCGCCACTGAAGGGTCAGGACAACCGCACGGTCACCAACGACATTGGCGACGCTGGTCGGCGCATCCAGTGGGAGCGGGCCGCCACTGAGAAGTATCAGTCGATCAAGGTCACGATGGCTGACAACGGTTGGAGCGGGTTCTTCAGCGTGTGCGGCGTTATGTGCCGGGACCATTTCCTGAACGTCGGCTGGCCGCTGCCCTTCCATGACCTGCCTGCGTTTAGCTGGATGTCGGTAGTCGACCTCACCGGCAAGTCTACAGGTCCGGCAGCGGCCTGGTCTCTGGACACCGCACCGCTGGCAGAACAGGCAAACGCCCTGACCGCCAAGTTCCAGAAGGTGCTGGTGGAAGCCGCCGAGTTCTACGACTCCCTGCAGATCATCATGGCGTCGATCAACACCGATACCCAGTTGATCGATCAGTTCCCCGAGGCTGCCAAGTTCCTGCCGGAGCAAGCGCCGAAACGCAATCAGCTAGCACCTACTGAACTGATTGCCAAAGCCCGCCAGATGCTTGAGACAGGCATCCCTAACTGAGTAGTACCCAATGCAAAAGCTACGAGCCCAACTGCGACTCATCTCCACCGAAAGGGGTGACTACGGTACACCCGAGGATCGAGGGCTGTTCATCGACAACTTCGTTGACGCCCTCGAAGAACTGCTCACGCCAAGAGCCATCGCCACGTTCACTGCGGACGAGATCCGCCATGTGCTGCTGGCCTACGCTCAGGAGAACCTGAACTCACCCACCCCGATCACCATCGAACAGAGCATCATGTCCCGGTTCGCTGTCTTGTTCTTCAACAGCCCGCGTCGCGAGGTTGTCCTGCCGTTGCCACCGAGCAACGTTGTAAGCCTGCATTAACACTTCCGCTTGACCGCATGGCGGCCACCCCATAGGATGGCCGCCTGTATAAACTGTATAACATTATAAGGTGACCACATGGGACTCAATGTTGGTCAACAGGCAGCTGTTGACGAAACTCTGCATGAGATCTTTGAAGGTGAGTACAGCCCGAACCAAGGGCATACGATCATCGGCGAAGGCGGTACTGGCAAGACGTTTTGTGTGACAGAGATCGCTCGTGTGGTGATCGAGGCAGGGCACAGCGTGCTGTTCGCAGCGCCCACCCACAAAGCCCTCAAGCAAATTCAGCGGTCGTGCCGTGAGAACGGTTTGATCAGCAACAACATCGGCTTCGCCACCATCTACAGCGCCCTGGGCCTGGGGATGATGCCGGCGGATGAAGACAAGTTCATCACCCCGTTCAAGGAAAGCATCATCGGGAACTACGACGTTCTGGTCGTGGACGAGATCTCGATGATGCCCAAGCTGCTAGTCGAACGTTACCTGCTGCCAGAGCTGGAGCAAACCGGCACCTACCCGCTGTTCATGGGTGACGACATGCAGCTGCCGCCGGTCAAGGAAGCAAAGGCTGTGGCCTTTGACCTGTTCAAGACCTCGGAGCTGACAGAGAACCAGCGGCAGCTGACCAACGAGGACGGCACGCCGAACGGCATCCTGCAGCTGGCCCGCGCCATCCGCCCTTGCATCAAGGAGAAGCGCGTCTTCCGGTTCGACTTCACCGTCGAGAACAACGTGACGTGCGTGAAGGACAAGGACTTCCTGTCCACCATCCTCGACCACTTCACCCTCGACACCGATCTGGAACAGACCCGGGTACTTGCCTGGCGCAACTTCCGGGTCGATGACCTGAACCGCGCGATCCGCAAGAAGGTGTACGGCCCCGACGCCGCTCGCTTTGAGATCGGCGAGCGGGTCATCACCGGCGGCTCGATCAAGGACGCGAACGACGAGGTCGTGTTGACCAGTGCCGAAGAGTGCATCGTCATGGCCGAGCGTGAAAGCCAGCTGGTCTACCGCGCCACGAACGAGCCGTGGAAGACCCGCCTGCTGACGCTGCGCCCGTGCTACGCCGGACAGAAGCAAGTCTTCGCCCATGTGCTGCACGAGGACGAAAAGGAACGCTACAACAACGTGATGGGCAAGCTGAAGAAGAAAGCGCTGGATGCCGTGGGCAATGAGCGCGGCCTTTACTGGCGCCGGTTCCACGAGTTCCGCGATGCGTTCGCTGACATCCGCTACTGTTTCTGCATGACCACTCACCTCGCGCAGGGCAGCACTTACGACACGGTGTTCGTCGATGTGAAGGACATTCTCGAGAACCCGCAGCCGATGGAGCGGCGCAAGCTGATCTACGTTGGCTTCAGCCGGCCTCGCAAGGAGCTGGTTATCAACAAAACTAGCTTCATCGCTTGATCGTTGTATGCTGTGATCATTCTCACTGACTTTACACAGGCGCCTCTGGCGCCTCAAAAGTCGTGCCAAGCCAGGAGTAACAAATGGAACTCGCCAAGCCAGAAGACACGCCGTCTCCTATGCAGATTGACTACGCGCTGATCGCTCGTAAATACAACACTGCGGAGCAAGGCGGCTCGGTAAAGATGAAGAAGGTGTACAACATCACCTTGTTCAAGAAGGCCCTATCGCGCCGGGGAGTCCGAGAGAGCATCGACTTTCAGGCATTCAACCAAGACGGTTTCACCTACGTCAAACGGATCTCCGCGCTGCGCATGACTGAGGTGTAGGTATGATTTCTTACCTTCAGTTTAAGCCCGACAAGTCGGACAGGTGGAAGCCCTACACCGATGAGCAGCTGGCTAACAACAAGCTGCCATCGGCCCCGACCTTCCAAACCGTGCTGACGCTGGACCAGGACCCTGAAGCGCTGGCTGAGCAGGGCATCGACCCGGCCCAGACGGTCAAGTACCTGGGTCCAATGTATCTGGACTTCGACGATGCTAACGACATCGACCGAGTGCTGGATGAAGTGCGCGCTGTACTGGATTTTCTGATCCACAAGCTGGACATCCCGGAACACTACATCAACTGCTGGTTGTCCGGCGGCAAGGGTGTGCATATCACCATTGCTCAGGAACTGTTTGGCGTTAAGTCAGCCACAAAGTTCCTCCCGCTGATCTACCGCGAGATCATGCTGACCATTCAGGAAGGCGCTGGCCTGCCGCGTGACAGCTCTATCGACGACAGCGTGTACAGCCTCGGCCGTGGCCGGATGTGGCGCTGCGAAGGCATACCTCGGCCAGGCAAGGGCACCTACAAGGTGGCCACCAGCCCGGACGAGCTGGCCCACATGGACGGCGAGCAGTACCAGATCTTGGTAGCTGCTGCCCGCCCAAACCTGCAGGTCAAGACACCAGGCAAAGAGATGGTGTCGATGAAGGCCGCGGAGCTGTTCAAGAAGGCCAAGGTCACCGCTGCCAAGCGTGTGCGGGCCATGTCCGAAGCCGTCACCATCCCCAAAGAAGCACTGCGTCTCTGGGAAGGCGTGCCTGGCTGCATCGAACTGCTGATCACCGAGGGTGATCAGGCTGGGTCCAACTGGAATCAGGCAGCCATGCAGCTGGCCTCCTACATCGCTGCTCGTTACGAGCGGTCTGAGGAAGCCGAGTACACAACTGACCTGATCGATCCCTTCGTCAAGAATGTCCAGAGCAGCAGCCGCAGCAGTGAGGCCGAGCGCCGCAAGCACGTCAAGGAACAGCTGAACCGGACCTTCCGGGGCAACTTCAAGCTGTCACCTGGTGCAATCATCGCGGTCATCGGCGGCAAGTGTGGCAACTGCCCCATCTGCCGCGCTGACATTGCCAGTGGCGACACGGAGCAGAGCGAAGACGGCGACGGGAAGTTTCACCACGCCACCAAGATCGCCTGGGATGCAGACGGTTACTGGAAAGTGGGTGAGACAGGCCGCCGACAGCTGACAGCGTTCACCTTCTGGGCCACCTGCGAAGTCTTCCAGGCTACCGAGGGCAACCGCGAAGGGCCGCGTCTTGAGCTGCAGGGCTTCATCATCGACGACGCTGGACACAAGTTCGAAGAGAACATCAGCGAGAACGCCTGGGGTTCCAAGAAGGAGTTTCTGGCAGCGTTCAAGGGGCTGGGCGAGGCGCAGACATACTGCGGTGACGCGGATCTGCAGTACCTGCTCAAGGCAATCATGTACTTCTCTCGGCATGCAGCCGAGGACAAGGAGTTAGATAAAATGACCCGCAGCACTACCTGTGGGGTCGTTCTGGACCAGAAGGGTGGCAAGATCGTCCCTCACTACATCGAGGCAGACGGTGCTATTACCAACGTCGGGCGCAGCCATTACAAGTTCGACGGCCAGCCTGACCAGTCTCCTGACCTGCTCAGTATCCAGACCCCTGTTGCAAACGACACCGAGCTGGAAGTGGCGATCACATCGCTCTGCCAGATCAACGAGCCGGTCGCCGTGGCGCTGACCATGGGTTGGATGGTGGCCTGCCACTATCGCCAGCACATTCAGTTCGAGGAGCCGCAGTTTCCGCTGCTCAACCTCAACGGTAACGCTGGCAGCGGCAAGACCTCGATGGCCGTGCTGATGTGCATGCTCAACGGGATTGATTACGGCAAGGTGCCGTACATGAACGTCGAGGTGGGCACCATGTGGCCACTGATCCGCTACATCACCTCGACCACCACCATCCCCCGGCTGGTGGAAGAGGTCAACCCGCTGACCTGCGGCAACAACTACGCCCGTGTCGTCGGCTTGTTCAAGGCTTCATGGAACAAGGCGCCGGTGTCCCGCGGCATGCTACGAGACCGAGAGATGTCGGTCAACGATGACCGGGTCCAGGCCCCCATCGTCTTCACCAGCGAGCAAACGTCGACCAGCCCAGCCATCCGTGACCGGACAGTTGAAGTGACGCTCAAGGGTAAGACCCGCACCAACCCCAAGTACAAAGAGCATTACCAGAAGGCCATGGCCAGACGGCAGTCTCTGCTCGGGTTGGCCAAGGCGCTGCTGACGGTGTCGATGCACACTCACCCGAAGAAGCTGATGGAGATCTTCCGCAGCAAGGACAAGCTGATCAAGGAACAGATCGCCGATCGGCCCCGCTGGAGCTACCAGACCTGCCTGACAGGGCTGCACATGCTGGCCCACACCATGCGGGAGTTCAAGATCAAGGGTGTCGAGGAAGTCGAGAAGCTGGAAGCGGCACTGGTCGCCTACCTGGGCGGCGTTGTTGTCGACGAGAGCCGCAGCAAGTCAGCGTCTGAAGTCGGCAAGGTGTTGGAAGTGCTCAACACGCTGGCTGATGACACCGCTGAGCCTCGCGATGCGTTGGTGGCTGGCAAGCATTACTGGCTGCAGGGTGACAGCCTGTACCTGGTAGCGCAGTCCTGCCATCCAAACTACCTGCGGTATATGCGCAGCATCGGTGAGCCGGCGGTCATTCGCCAGCTGGACCAGCTGACGAGGCTGCTCAGTGGTGAGGTCTACCATGTCCGCACCGAGCCGCACCCAGCCAAGAAGGCCGAAGTATTCGTTATCAGCCTGGAAAAGGCTGCCGAGTACGGGGCCTACCTCAACAACTTTAAAGAAAGCGATTTCGACGGGAGAGAGTGATGCAAGTTGACATGACAGAGGTGTGCGCTGACCCCGTGGACCGAGCCAGCCTGGAGGAGCAGCGCAACCTGCAGCTCAACATCCAGGCAGCGTTGGCCAAGACGGTCAAGGCCCTGCCCTACATCGGGCAGTGCTACAACTGTGACGAACTCCTCCCGCCAGGCAACCGGTTCTGCGATGCAGACTGCCGGGACGATCACCAGAAGCGTGAACGCAGCCGATCAGTGCGAGGGGTGTAGTCATGGCTACGGCCAAACTGAGTGACCTAATGCTGTCGGTCGGGGTGCTTGATGCACCCGAGTGGTTCGACCAGATCGGGCTGCCTTTCTGGCCGATGCCACACCAGCTGGACATGGTGAAGACCTACCCCCGCAACATGCGCTTCCTCGATGCCGGCGAACCCGGCATCGGCAAGACGTTTCCAGCGCAGATCCACGCCATCTTGATGGCAGCGTTGGGAAACAAGGTGGTGTTCACCATGCCGCCCAAGCTGATCCTTCAGTTTTACCGGGAGTTCTTCGCGTTCTTCGAGGGCATCGGGTCGAAGCTGAAGATCTGCCATATGGATGTGGGGGCCAAGGGCAAGCAGGACTTGATGGCTGACTGGGAAGCCAATGGCTGGCCAGACATCCTGATCGTCAGCTACGGCACCTTCAGGCTGCTGAACGACCTGCACAGCGGGAAGAACATCGGCATGAACATGTGGAAGCTGCGCAAGAAGGACAGCATCGGCGCTCCGGACGAGTTCTCGACGCCGTACTTCGACGCAGATGGCAACCCTGTCTCTCCCAAGTCGCAGCCCTACACCAAGGACGGACGCCGGATCGGCAAGGACGGCAAGGCGCCCAACCCGTACAAGCTGCTGCTGATGCGGCGCGGTTACCATGTGATGTTCTTCGACGAGGCTCACGCCCTGTGCGGGATGGATTCCATCCTGTCCAAGTCGGTGGCTGACATGTCCGAGGACCTGGGTGATGAGGTGGCCATCTACCTCATGACCGGAACGCCCATCCCGACCCACCTGCATGACGTCTACGGCATCATCAGGCTGATCAACCCTAAAGCGTACCAAGGCAAGGCGTCGTTCCTGCGCCAGCACTGCATCACCACGGAGTTCAACGTTCAGACGAATACGCCAGGCAAGACGCGGCGGATCAGCAGCATCGTCGACTACGTGGACACGGACAAGATCTACAACTCGCTCTGGCTCAACGCAAGTCGAGTGCAGAAGCGCGACGTGATCACCATCCCTGACCCGGTCATCAGCGAGGTGCCGGTGAAACTGACCGGGCCACACCGCAAGTTGTATCGGGACATCATCAAGAATCGGTTCGCCATTCTGGGTGACAGTGTTTTGGCGCCGGATAACCAGTCGCAGCTGCGGCACATGGCGCTGCAGCTGATCAGCTGCCCAGAGCACTACGGCTTTGTCGGGGTGAACGAGGTGGCTGTTGCAGCGGGTGAGTTGGTGGACAGCATTCGGCCCGCGCCGGATCGCAAGCTGATCATCTTCGCCTACTACAAGTCAGCCATGGAATCGCTGCAGAAACAGTTCGCCAGCTACAAACCGGCGGTGGTGTATGGCGCCACCAACGACAGCCAGGCAGAGATCGACAGGTTCAGCCAGGACCCGAACAGCTGCGTGCTGATCATCAACTGGATTTCTGGTGGCGCGGGCCTAAACTTGCAGATGGCCAACTACATCATGTTTTACGAATGCCCAACGTCTCCCAAGGACGCCAAGCAGGCCATCGCCCGGGCCGACAGGAAGGGCCAGCAGAAGATCGTCAACGTGTACTTCCTCCGGGTTCTGGACACGCTGTCGGATAAGAATTTCAAGGCTCTGCTCAAGAACGAGGCGAGCAATAACCGCGCGATCCGAGACAAACATGACCTGCTGCACGAGCTCATGATTGCCTGACGGTGTTTCATGTTGTTGACAGTGTGTTAAGTCGTAGATACAGTTGCTCCAGTTCCAAACCTGCACCCCGGATAACACGGTGGGTGCCGATGAATCCCCAAAATTATTTCCAACCCAATCTGAATGAGATAACTATCATGGCACTTCGCAAACCTTCAGTTACAGACGCAGTAAAAACCTCCACCGCAGCTGTGGTTGAGAAAGAGCCAGTGGTCAAGGCAGTGGAAACCAAGGCAGTTGAAACTGCAAAGGTCGACACCGCTGAAGTGAAAGACGATGCGCCGCTGGAAGGCGAGCTGGTCAATGACGCAGCCGACGCCGCCGCTGATGATGCAGCTGAGCCGGAAGTTGAAACCCCGGAAGTAGAAACCGAAGTTGTTGACGCTGAAGCCCAACCGGAAGCGGTCGCTGAAGCACTGGTTGAGTCTGCTGAATCGGGCAAGGCTGTTGCGGTGAAGCAGGAAAATACTGCGGTAGTCGCAAGCCCCAACGCGGTTCGCGGTGCGCTGGCACAGTTCAGCGAAGACCTGGCCAGCCAGGGCTATGAAGGCATGCAGCTAACCGGTATGTCGTTCGACCGTGTGAAGCTGCACGAGAATGACTTCAAGCTGGGCAGCGATGAGATCAGCCTGGGTCAGACTCTGGATGTTCAGATCATGTCGACCCGCCCTCTGTACATCGTGCGTCAGCACGACGGCAGCGGCGCTGAGATCTTCTACAGCTACGACAAGAACGGTCTACTGAACACCGATGGCTCCAGCGCCCAGGAAACTCTGGACAACTGGAAAGAAGACGGCTACGGCGTTGAAGGTTCCCCGCTGAACATCAAGGAATACAGCGAGGCCATGGCGCAAATCGTCGGTCGAGACGACGAGCACGAGGGCCTGATGGTCATGCTGTCGATCCCGCCAGCTTCCCGTAACCGCCTGGCTGGTGCGTTCGCTGTTGGTAGACAGCGTCTGAAGGTTGACCCGTCGAACCTGATCGTCCGCTGCAAGGTGGGCAACAAGATCGGCTCCGGCGAAGAAGCCTTCCGCCCTTGGGTGTTCACTGCCCACCGTGTCGCGGAAGCCGCTGAGTAATCAGCTGCTCTGAAGTGCGAACCCCGACTAGAAATAGTCGGGGTTTTTAATACCTAAAATTCCTTGGAAATCAAAGCATGACCACTAAATTGACCGCTGAGCAGCTGCAGAAAATCACTGAAACCCCGTTCGACGTTATGGTCGACACGCTCGCCAAACCCGGCCAAGCGATCAAGGATACCCTGTCGTTCATCAAGTTCCTGAACCTGCTGCAGATCTGCACCAAGGTGATTGACAAGGGCAACGAGCTGGACACCATCAAGAAGGCCGTCATCTACAACAAGGACGCCACGGCACTGCCGCAGTTCTTCCTGCCGAGCAGCCAGAAGCTGGCCGAAGCACACGACAGCCTGACACCTGAGCAGCTGCATCTGCTGCACATGGCGGTTGGCCTGGCCGGTGAAGCTGGCGAGATGCTGGAGCAGGTAGTGCGCCACATCCTCGGCGAGGCGCTGGACGAAGAGAACGTTGTGGAAGAAGCCGGCGATGCCACCTTCTACGTCGTGGGCCTGCTTAACGGCGTGAAGAAGTCCCTGGGTGAAGCGCTGCAGGCCAACAAGTTGAAGCTGCTCGGCAAGCGTTACGCCTCCGGTGCATACAGCGACCAGCAAGCACAGGACCGGGCTGACAAACCCGCCGGCCAATGAACGAGTTCAACAGGCGCAAGGATGATCACCACGGGATCAAGAAGTTATTGCTCCTGGTCGTCTGCTTGTTGATCGGCAGCATCCTGGCTGCCGCCCTGATCGTCTGGGTTTACACAGAAGTCGATCGGGCACGGTGCGAGGCCAACGGTGACGAGACCGGCCGCGACACCCGTTACACCTTCCTCGTCGGCTGCATGGTCAAGCTTCCAGCTGGGAAATGGTTTCCACGGGAAGAAGTCCGGCAGATTCAGCGCAACTAAATTTATGACCCGGCTTCGGCCGGGTCTTTTGTTCTAAGGAATTGGCATGAAAGCAGAACTCGTAGATTTTATGGGCACCGACCTGACAGTGGTTAACGCTGCCCGGGTGTCAATGGCCAAGCATAAAGACGTTCTCGACGCTGGCGATGAGAAGCTGATCAGCTACCTGGCCTCGCATGGTCACTGGACCCCAGCGTCCCACCCGATGATCCAGATGCGCGAAACGGTACCGATCTTTGTGGCGCGGCAGCGGTTCAAGCACATGGTCGGGTTCACCTACAACGAAGTGTCCAGGCGCTATGTTGACGACACCCCTGAGTTCTACGTTCCCGACGTGTGGCGCAGCCGCCCGGACGGTAGCATCAAGCAAGGCAGCGCTGGAGCCCACCCCCGCAGTCACATGTGGTCAGCGGCTTACGACCTGTTCATCGACCAGTGTGTTGAGCTGTACGAGGGCATGATCGCTGACGGCGTGGCGCCAGAGCAGGCCCGCATGGTCTTGCCTCAGTCGATGCTGACCAGCTACTACGTCACAGGCAGCCTGTTTGCATGGGCTCGTGCGTACAAGCAGCGGGTCGATGCTCACGCCCAGCACGAGATTCAAGTGCTCGGGCACCAGTGGGGCGAGATCCTGAAACCGTTGTTCCCTGTCAGCTGGGCAGCGTTTGCGGAGGCAGCATGATCAAGCACGGCATCTCAATCGATCTCGAAACCCTTGGCCTGCACAACGACGCGCCGATCTTTGCCATTGGCGCCTGCCGGTTCAACTATGACGGCAGCGATTGGGGAATTGGCCAAGGCCAGTATTTCTCCATGGAAGTGAACCCGGAGGGCCAAGGCCACCCGCAGGTCAGCAACCTGTTCTTCTGGCTGCAGAACGACACCCGACAGCTGTTCGCCAGCCAGTATGCTGACCCACTGGACGGCGTACTTCTGAAGCTGAACGAGTGGTTCGCTGACTTCGAAGGCAACATCTGGATCCGCGGCAATAAGGATTCGGTATGGCTGGAGTCGGCGTATGCCAGGCACCCAGGCATCAAACCACCGTTCCGCTACAACCAGTTCCGTGAGGTCCGCACGCTGATCGACTTCGCTCAGCAGGTGGTGCCGCATGACGAGCGGCTGAACCGAGGGTTCACGCTGCCCGAACGCTGGGAGCAGGAACACGAGGCTCTGGACGACGCGCGGTACCAAGCCCGCTGCATCCAGGCTGTGTACAAAGCCTTCCCGATCAAGGAGTAACTACATGCGTCCATTGAAATTCACCCTCGACGGCGGACTGAACACGCTGACCTTGAAAGGTCGTTTGCACGGCCGTGGCCACCTCGCGTTCCAGCGTCGCAAACTGACTTACTGGTCCACCGTGGTGGAGCGCGAGGAAGAGAGCACCTACATTCTCTTTGTCGCTGCAACCGGCGAAGAACTACCGGCTGGCTACAACGTTGAGTACCTGGGTACCGCGATGAGCACTGCCGAAGACATCGTGCTCCACCTGTACCGTCTGGACCCAAAGGAGTAACCCCATGCATTACCACATCCTCGACTTCAAAGCGGTCGCCAAGCACTCGTACTACGGTGCCAGCGACCCTGAAGCAATCCATTGTGAAGTGAAGGACCGCCGCTTTGCCCATTGGCAGGTCGGCGCCGCTGGGCTGCTCAGCCGTTACTTCCAGGCCGTACTGGATGCCGGGGATAGCCCTCGACAGCTGCTGGTTGCCCACGACATGGGCCAAGAGTTCCGCCAAGGCATCTTCCCAGACTACAAGGGGCAGAAGTCCAAGAAGACCGAGAACAAAAGCCCGGTCGAGATGGAACAGATCGAGGGCCTGTACAACTGGTCGAAGCAGTTCTTCACCGCCGTCGGCGCCACGCAGATCGGCGTCAAGGGCGTCGAAGCGGATGACGTGATTGCCTGGGTTGCCCAGAAAGTTACGGCAGCGGGCGGTACGCTAACCATCTACACCGTCGACTTCGACTTGGCAGCGTTGGCCTCAGACGCTGTCAGCATTGTCACCCCCAAGGGCGTATTCCACGGCGACGACGGTGTCTTCGATCTGGAAAGCGACAACGACCTGAACGGGTTCCCGTACCACCTGGCCAGCTTCTGCAAATCCATCCTCGGTGATGCCTCCGACAACTACGGCGGCGTGAAGGGGATGGGCAAGGTTGCCCTGCGCAACATGCAGAAGGCTTTCGGCGATGACGGCCTGCTGGAACTGCAGAAGGTCGTGGACACCGGCAACACCGACATCCTCAACGAGGTGATCGCTGACACTGGCAGCAAGGAACTGAAGAAGCTGCTGGAAAACTTCACCGACTGGAAGCTGGGCTGGCGCCTGGCACAGCTGCGGCCTGAGTTGTGCTGGAAACCCCGCAAGAACAAGCTGGTCAAGCCCATCGTCTACAAGCGCGTGCCGAACCCAGGCAAGCTGCTTGAGCTGCTGACCGAGATCGACCACCAAGACCGCTGGGACGACACGTTCGCTGAACTGATGCCCAACCCGTTCGCTGTTGATGCAGCGAACTGGGGCGAGATGCGTGAAGCAATCCTCAGCGAGCTCACCGCCGGTGACCTGATGGCCTTCGACTATGAGTCCTCTGACAAAGAGCCAATCCGGGAATTCCGGATGGCTTCTGGTGCCGGTGAGGACTTTGTCGATACGCTCAGCCAGGAGCTGGCTGGTGCATCGTTCCAGTTCGGCAAGCATCTGGAGAACGTCATCTACATCCCGCTGGATCACCGCGACGCGATGAACCTGAACCGGGAAGTGGTGCTGGAGATCCTGAAGCACGCCAAGGCCAAGGGCATCCGCCGGGTGGCACACAACGCCTTCTTCGAGGGTGTGGTGACCTACACCAACCTCGGCGAGTGGCTGACCGACGTGGAAGATACCCGGATCATGCAGCGGTTCTTTGACGAGAACAGCAGCGCTGGTCTGAAGTCCATGTCAGCTGACTATCTGGGCTTCGATCAGGTCTCGTTCAAGGAGACGTTGGCGAAGGGCTCCATCCGGGAGGGTGGCGCCACGATGATGTGCGAGCTGACCCTGGACGAGGTGTTCACCTACGGTACCGACGACAGCTTGGTAACCGGCCATCTGGCTGACCTGATGCAGCTGCAACTGATCCTTGATGGGCAGTGGCTGTTCTATCAGGAATACGCGGTGAAGCCGACTGAGGTCCTGCAGCGTGCCTACGTTGAAGGCGTGAAGATGAACTGGGCTCTGCAGAAACGTCTGCACCAGCGAGATCTGAAGGCCATTGAGGAAGGCATGATCGAACTGCGGGCCATCCTGAAGAAGAACGTCACCGGCAACCAGACGGCAGGCGCTGCCTCGCTCATCGCTGCCGAGAAGGACTACGTCTACAAGTCAGCGCTGAAAAAGTACGACGACAAGGAAATGGCGTCAACCAAGCTCCACGAATGGAAGCGCGCGGTCGAAGCAGCTTGCCAGTACACACCGTACCGCGAAGAACTGGTCATGCCGGCCTTCGCTTTCACGGCCAAGCAGGTATCGGCGGCTGCCAAGGCCGTTGGGCTGCCAGAGCTGGAGAAGTTGAACTACAAAGCCTGGGCTGACTACATGGTGCAGGTCGGCGCCGAGGGTTTCGAGGAAGACTGGGGGCTCACAGAGCCGCAGCTGGAACTCGTCAAGACGGTGGCCAAGGCCATGGAGTTGGGCTGCATCAGCATCTCCAACATGCGCAAGCTGGTGGAAGCTGAGCAGGAACAAGGGCAGGAGGCTGCCGACGGCGGCCCTACCGAGAAGGCTCAACGGCTTGAAGCTGCTGAAGCCTACTGGGATGTGCTGGGCGAGGCTATCCAACGCATGGCGGGTGTCGAGGCTCGGACAGTTGCCTTCGGTGACCCACTGAACGTTGGCAGCCCGGTGCAGATGCAGCGTCTGCTGTACTGCAAGATCGGGGTGCCGGTGCGGTTGTTCGGGAAGATCAGCAAAGGGCGTCTGCAACTGGGCATCCGGGTCGCTGGTCCATCCACGGATGAGAAAGCAGTCGAGACGGCACTGGCCAACGACATCACAGCGGATGGCTGGGAGCGCGAAGCTCTGGCCGTGCTGCTCAAGGTCAAGTCAGCGACGACCCGATGCAGCCTGTACCACGACAAGTGGCCACTGTGGCTGCACCGCGATGGCAAGGTCCACCCTTACGTCACCGATTACGGTACCGACACCGGCCGGCCAACAGCCAGCTCGATGAACGTGCTGCAGGTGTCGAAGAAGGACAAGATCATGCGGTCCTGCTTCATCCCGCCGAGTCAGGACTACGTTTGTGTGGCCATCGACTTCAACGGCCAAGAGATCCGGTTGATGGCGAACCTTGCCAACGACCCGGTGCTGCTGTCGGTGTACGAGCCAGGCAACGAGAAGGATCTGCACAGCATGACCGGTGCGGGTATCGCGAAGCTCTCCTACGATCAGTTCACACTGATCCGGGAAGATGTGAAGCACCCCGACAACAAGAAGATCAAAAACATCCGGGACAAGAAGGCCAAGCCTTTGAACTTCGGTATGGCCTACGGCGCTGGTCCAGGCACGCTGGCTCGCAACATGGTTGCCCCGGTCGAGGAAGCGAAGCAGCTCCTCGAAGACACCATGAACCTCTACTACCGGATTCGTCCGTGGCAGGAAGAGAGTGCTGCGTTCATGGACAAGCATGGCTACACGCTGACGGCCTACGGCAACAAGCGTCACGCCAGCAACGACCTGTTCTCCACTGACAAGGGCAAGGTGTCCCGTCAGCATCGTCAGGGTACCAACTTCGAGATCCAGGGCTCGGCAGCTGACATGCTGCGGATCGCACTGACCAACGTGTCGAAGTCCGGGATGATGGATCGGCTGCGGTTTGTTTTCTTCGCACCGATCTATGACGAAGTGGTTTCGTGGGTCCACAAGGACGACGTCTACGACTACTGCCTGGAGATGGGCGCAATCCTTGAAGCCACCACACCTCCTGGCCACATTGTTCGGCAGGTGCCGGAGTATTCAATCGGTTGCGACTGGGGTAACGTACATGAACTGGGCCGCGACATCAGCCCAGAGAACGTGGCCAAGTACGTCAAGCTCTCGCTGGAAGACAGCAAGCCAATCTGGGCAGAGGATGTGCTTGAGCCTTTCGATCCTATCCTGAAACGTGTTCTGGTCGAGTTGGCCGAGGACGAGGAGGCTGAAGTTGAAGTCATGCCTTACTGATGTTTGATTGGATGGGCGTCAAGTTCCCGATCAGCGAGAAGGACAGGAAGCAGATGATGGAAGACGGTGGGCCGGCAGACGCCGACCTGCCAAGCTTTCCTCCTCCTTACCAGAATCGTGGTGAGGAGGAGATCTCAACGCTGACCAAGGAACTGAACGTCACAGCTGCCAGTCTGGAGAAGGCGCTGGAAATGGTCCGGGAACTGGAGACTCATCTGGTCCGGATCAGAACCCAGCGCAACCTGTACAAACGCGGCGTCGAGCAGCTGCATATGGACTGGCCAGCGATCTACAAGCGGTACTTCACCGAACAAGGCGAGCAAGACCAACTCAATGGGGTGCCAACCAAGGCGCCCCGCAGGAAATAAGGAAGCAGTCGATGTTTAACGCTAAGAGCATTACGGTATTCGCCCACGACTACGAGACAACTGGGGTTCAAACCCAGACCCTCGGTGTTGTGCAGGCAGCGCTGTGTTTTGCAACGGTACATCAGGACGGCACGTATGTGATCGTCGAGAAGGACGTGCAGAACTTGAACCCGGGCATGCCGATCGAGCCTGGTGCGATGGCCATCCACGGCCTGTCAGACTTCGACGTCGCGGACTGCCCACCTTGGCAGCCGTACCTTGAAGAACAGATGGCCACGGTCAACGAGTTCGGCGCCGACGCTGTCCTGTCGTTCAACGGCAACCGCTTCGACAACAAGATCGCCATGCGTTGCGGCTGGGTGCCAACCCCGTCCATCGACCTGTTCAAGTTTGCTTCGATCCAGAAGAAAAACAAACTCTGGGAGAAGGCGAACCTCGGTTACAGCCACGAGATGGTCACCGGCCGCAAGCTGGAGAAGGCTCACAACGCCTTCGCTGACATCGTCGGCACCCTCGATATGCTGGAAGGCATGATCAAGCTGTCCGGCGTTGCCAACCTTGATGAGTTCATGGCCCTGATCCAGGGTGATGACGGCACCCCTGAGATGAAGATCAACTGGGGGAAACATGCCGGCAAGAAGCTCAAGCACCTGCCCATCTCTTACCTAGAATGGCTGCTGAGCCCAGGCTGTGAGATCTCTCACAGCGTTGAGTTCCAGGGGGCGATTACCGCAGCGCTGGGTATGCCAGTCGCACCCGGTGCCCGATGATCCTGCTGGGCATTGCGGGTCTGGCCCGCAGCGGTAAGGACACGGCCGCAAACCATTTGGCTGAAGTCCTGCGCCTTGAGCGTTACGCCTTCGCCGAGCCACTGAAGACCATGCTCAAGTCGGTGTTCGGCGATCACTTCCATGTCGGCGACCGCAGCGGTATCTGCCCAGAGGCTGGGATCAGCTATCGACTGCTGATGCAGACGCTGGGTACCGAGTGGGGCCGCGAGCAGGTCAACCCACAGCTGTGGGTGAATCTGGTGGATCGTCACTGGAACGAGGTGCAATATCAAGCCAAGTTCGCTGACACTTACCGCCGTGCGTTCGAGACAGACCCACCGAATGGCATGATCCTCAGCGACGTGCGCTTCGACTCCGAAGCCAAGTGGATCAAGGACAACGGTGGGTTCATCATCCACATTTCCCGCCCCGAAACCGAACGATCCGGCGCACCGCGAGAAGGTTCGCATGCCAGCGAGGACGGTATCACCCTGTCCTACGCTGACGTCTGCTTGATCAACGATGGAGACATCGAGGATCTGAAGATCCAGCTGACGGCAGCGTACTCGATCATGCGGAACCGCAAACATGGCAGCTGACATCGGCAAGGTATTTGAGAAGGAAATCCGAAAGGTCTTCGTCATCCTCAAAGACCAACGCCATGTTGCCTGGCACCGGCTGCTGGATACCGGTGCCGCTGGCAACACCGTCGGCGAGCAGCCCAGCGATTTCCTGCTGGGCCTGCCACCAGGCTGCACCAACCTGCTCGACAACCAGCGGCTCATGCTGCTGGAGGTCAAGGCCAGCGAGAAGCACCACACACTTGGCAAGGCGATGATGACGCCGAGTCAGCGTGGTGCAATCGCCCGGTACCGGCAGATGCTCAACATCCCCTACGTCATCCTGTTCTGGGACACGCAGGACGGGGTGATCCAGATGTGGGATGGCGCTGCCATCCTCGGCGAGAAGAACATCAACAAGCGAGACATGCTCGCACAGTGGTCCGATTGCGGTGTCATATCAAAACTGCGTCACGAAGTTGTGGCTAAGTATCTGATTGAATACTTCCAAATCCCTGCAGGTGCAGCTACATTGGCTGCCGCTCTGCGATAAATCGAGATGTAGTATATGAAAATTCTCTTTTCCACCACGCTCTACAAGAACCACTCCGGCAAAGTCGGCTACTGGGCTGTCGAAGCCCTGGCTGAAGACCGCGAGCCGTCAGCTGACAATCCCGCACCGGCAACCGCTGCCCTGCGTATGTCCTACGCCAAGACACTCGGCGGTAAAGAAGCCATGTCGATGGACCCGGTCAAAGGCAAGAACATCGGCCGAGCCAACCAGACGTCGCCGAGCGAGCAGGCGATTGCCGAGGCCAAGGCCCGTGCAGCCAAGCAGATCCTCAAGGGCTACGTCGAAACCATCGAGGACGCAGCGGTGAAGTCGACCAACGCCCTCGGCAAGAAGAAGCCGATGCTCGCTGTCGACATCGACAAGATCAAGCCTGAAGTTCTGGAAGCTGCTATCGAGGCTGGTCGAGCATTCGTGCAGCCCAAACTTGATGGCCACCGCTGCATGAACGACCAAGGCATCTACAGCCGGGGTGGCAAGGACCACAACGTGGCCCACGTCACCGAAGCGCTTCACGCCACTGGCCTGATCGATCTGCCGCTCGACGGTGAGCTGTATGTTCACGGCCTGACCTTGCAGAAGATCGGCAGCCTGATCACCAAGCACCAGGAAGACTCGCTGAAGCTGGTCTACTGCGTGTACGACCTCGTGACTGAAGACCCGTTCCTGGAGCGTTACAAAGCGCTGTCCAACGCGGTGCTGAACAACCCACACCCTGCCATTCAGCTGGTACCGCTGGTCAAGGTGACCAGCATGAAGCAGGCGCTTGAGCAGACAGCGCACTGGGTAGCGTTGGGCTACGAAGGCGGCATCTTCCGCATCAGCGAGGCTGGCTACGAGGACGATGCACGGTCCAAACAGCTGGGCAAACTGAAAGACTTCACGGATCTAGAAGTGACCGTTACTGGCTACAGCCTGGGCACCCCGAAGATGCACAACGGTGAACAGCTGGAGCAGCCGATCCTTGAATACAAGACTGACGACGGCAAGGTCGGCAAGGTCACCGTGATGGGTGACATGCACGAGAAGCACGCCGAGTACCTGGAACTGGCAGCGGGCAAGAACATCGGCCGCCGCCTGACCATCGAGCACTTCGGCCTCACCAACAAGGGCGTCCCGAACATCGCGACCGCCAAGTGCTGGCACAACCCGCTATGAGCTATCTCAACTGGCTGAAGATGCTGCCAAAGGGCAGCAGCGCGCTGGCATACCTCAAGGTGCTGGCCCGACTGCTGATAATCGATCTGGTCAAGACTGTAGACCGGGTGTGGGCAGCGATGGGCTGGGGCTTCGGCCTGGCCTTCGGTGCCACCCTGTTCTGGTCCCTGCTGAACCACCTCTCTCCTACGTAGGCGGCAAAGCCGCCAAGGATAACCAATGAAACACGCATCCAAGGCGGCGTGGACCGCGCTGGCAGTGTTCCTACTCGCTGCCAGCGCCTGCCCTATCGTCATCGCCCTGTTCCTGTCTATCAAGAAGGCTCTCACCGCATGAAAAACCTGACTATCTTCACCGACCCGCACCTCGGGACCAAGCGCGCAGCTCACACCACCCGTGAATCGTCTGCACGTCTGCAAGAGCAGCTGTACTTCCAAGCCCAGGCCATCGTCGAGACGGCAACCAACCCGGTCCTGTGCAACGGCGACCTGTTCGACAAAGCTTTCAACCCGGAATCTGTCCTCGTTCAAGGCTACAACGTGGCGTCCAAGTGCTGGATGACAGTCGCTGGCAACCACGACATGACCAACCGTGAAGGCACGGTGACTTCGCTGGATGCGCTGAAAGAGATGGGCGTGCCGGTGTGTGCAGCGCCGAACCTGACCGACCCGTACTGGGACAATCACGAGTCTATCTACATCGTCCCGCACCATGCCTCACAGGCCGTGTTTGAAACAGCTATGCACGATGCGGCGCGGCATGCGACGGAGACCCGCGATGGGTTGGCGTCCTATATCTTCCTGCACTGTAACTACCAGTTCGGGTTTGCCTGCGAAGACAACACGCTGAACCTCAGCCCTGAAATGACTGACATGTTGTGCGAAGCGTTCGACTATGTGTTCATCGGCCACGAGCACAACCCGAACACTTACATGGACGGCAAGGTGGTGATCCTCGGCAACACCCACCCGACTTCCTTCAGCGACATCAGCGACAAGTTCATCTACCACCTGGAGCTGGACACCGCGGTCCTCACCGCCGAATGCGTATGGGCCAAGGGCGACCACTACCTGGAGCTCAAGCTTGGCCAGGCCATTCCGGATCTCTCCGGCATCCACTTCATCGACGTCAAGGGTGTCGAGGCGGTCAGCGAGGCGTCGGTAGTCAGCCAGTACATTCAGGAAGTGTGGAAGGCCGCCGAATATGTTTCGGCCGTGTCTGAAACTGAAAAGTATTGCGACCTACTCGCCGTGCGCAACAGCGTGCAGCTCAAGGATGCTCTGGCCGGCATCGACGATGAAGTCTCGGTCAAGGTCGAGGATCTGCGCAGCCGTATCGCTGCCGACCTGACAGGCAGCGACCTGGAGCCGCTGTATCGGGAGTTGCTTGCGGAGGTGGAAGCATGAAACAGAATATCTCGATCGGTCAGAAAGTCCTGATCACTACCCACAACTGGTTCATCGCGCCCAACGGTAACCAGTACATGGCGGCCTACGGCACGGTGAAAGCAGTGCTAGATTCTCAACAGACCCTGGGGGTGAAAACCAACGCTCGCTCCACCAACTGGTACGTCGAGGTGGGCAACATGACCATCGCGGGCTGCCAGATCTTTTACGCGGTGCAGGCCAGCGACTGCAATCTGGGGGACGTGGAGTCCTTTGAAGTGAAGGACGGTCAGGTGCTGAAGTTCAAGGTTCCATCGAAGATCTACAACGCTGATGGGGTGTACTGATGACCGGCCCAATGACTCTTGAGTCCTGGCAAATGGTAGCCCGCCTGCTAGTGCAGCGACTGGGTGGCGACGTGGTAATCAGCCACGAAGAAATACGCCAGCTGGTGGAAGCCGGCAAAGACCAACGCGCCATCATCGTGGTAACCAACGAGCCAGAAGGTCTTCAGTGCAAACTGATCACCACCGAGGCGGCCATGAAGATAATCAAGAAGGCAGGAGGGTCGCTACATTGAGAATAGAACCCTCCCGCGAACGGTTATTCGACATCGTAGATCGCCGTATCTTCAAGAACCGGTCAGTTGGTCTGTCAACCACGGTCAATCATGGCTCATCGATGGGCAAGAGCGAGGCGATCTTCAACGCCTTCGCTTCCTGCGGCAAGACAGAAACCAACATGCTCTGGTTGCACGAACGCCTGGCCGAGTGGGACTGGGACCCCAACTGGGTACCGACCACGTCCCGCCTCGCAAACTCCATCCGCTGGGCCAATCGCTCCCACCTGCGGAACCAAATTTAAGGAATCACCATGCGCCTACTCAGCATCTCCACCGAGAACTTCAAGCGTCTCGGCACGTTCAAGTGCAACTTCACCACCGGCCTGAACATCATCGCCGGCGAGAATGCCCGTGGCAAATCATCGCTCTTGCAAGCCATTCAGGCGGCGTTCTTCGGTGCCAGCACCATCGCCGGCAAGGTCGAGAACGTTCCCACCTGGGGCCAGAAGGACTTTCTGATCGAGCTGGACTTCGCGGCCAAGGGTGACACCTACATGGTGTCCCGCAAGAAGGCCACGGCCAAACTGTGGCGCATCAAGGCTGAAGGCAACGAGTTGGTGGCCAACGGCAACACCCCGGTCACCGCAGCCATCGAGGAGATGTTCGGCCTGGCAGCGAAGGATTACAGCTTGTTCTGGCAGTCCAAGCAGGGCGAGTCAGCTGGCATCCTGACCTTCGGTGCCGCCGCGTTGAACCGCAAGGTGGAGGAGTTCGCCGGCGTGGATCTGATCGACAAGGTTCAGGCCAAAGCCCAGACCAAATCCACTCAGCTGACCGCTTCGGCCGACGCCAAGGCCGTTGCTGAGGAAGTCATGACTGCTGCTGAGCAGGCCCGTGACGAAGCCAGTGCAGCGATGGACGTTGCCCAGGCAGCGATGGACGCAGCGACCACCGCGGTTGAAGCGCTGAAGCCGTTCAACTGGCCAATACTGGTTGATTCCGAGAAGCTGCGCGATGCCCAGCGTGAAGCTGAGCGTCTGTGGAACAAGGTAGAGGCCGCTGACAAGGCGCTGGTGGCCGCTCAGGCAGCGTTGGCCGCTGCCCAGAAGAACGCTGAGGGTCTGGCGAAGCAGGACGGTGAAGCGCTTCAGGCTTCGCTGGACAAGGCCAAGGCCACTGGTACCCAGCTGGCTGCGGATCTCGAAGCGCTGCGTGACCAAAAGGTTAGCCATCAGCGCGCCGCCGATGACCTGGCCCGCGCCACAACTGCTGTCGAGCACGCTGCTGAAAGCTTGGAGAAGGTCTCGGCCGGCTTCGATTACGCTACCGTCACAGCGATGGAGGCCACGCTGGAGGAAGTTGTCGTCGTCGCTGACAACGCCAAGGCCGCCGCCCTCGCCGCTGGCGTCAAGCTGATCGGCCTCAAGGAACTGGCTGCCGGTGCAGAGTGCCCAACCTGTGGTCACGTCAAAGCGGACCACGACCCAGCCAAACTGGCCGCCGAAGTAGAGGCTGCTCAGGCAGACCACATCCGGCTGAAGGAGGCTCAGGCCGCCGCAGAAGCGAGCGTTAAGTCTGCTCGCACCGGGCTGGTGTCTGTTCAGGGTCGGGTAGCTGACATCGAGATGGCGAAGAAACAACTCGCTGTTGTCGAGCTGACCCGTGACAACGCGGCAATCGTGCTCAAGGGTACTGCAGCGGTCGACGACAGCGCGGTCAATGATCTCAACACCTCAGTTGAGGCCGCGCGCAACGAGTACGCTGAAATCAACTCCAAGCTCAAAGGCGTGGTCGAGAACAATCAGCGGTGGCAGCGTGCGATCGACGCAGTGCGCAGCGCTGAACCTGCTGTGGTCTCGGCGCAGGCGTTGGTCGTTGAGCTCAACGCTCAGTGGGAAGAACTGCCAGAGCCGCCTACCGATGAGGAAGTGGCCCAGGCTACAGCCGCCGAGCGCGCCAAGGTCTCTGCCCATGCCGCATGGCAGGCGCAGCGTACCGAGTTGACCACCGCTGTCACCACCGCGAATCAGTCCTGTGTCTACGCCGAGCAGCATCTGGCTCGCACCTCGGACCACGTTCGGGATCTGTTCCTGCGCAACGAGCAGGCTCAGGGGGACGCTGACAAGGCTCAGAAGTACAGCCGCCTGGTGCGGTTCCTGCGTGACAAGCGTCAAGCGTACCTGCAGGACGTCTGGACCACGGTGTTGGCCATGGCCAGCAAACTGGTCAACGAGGCCACTGCCGGTGAGATCACCCGCGTCACCAATGACGACGGTGAGTTCATGTTCGAGGAGGCCGGTGTGCTGGCTCCGGTGTCTGGCAGCGCCTCTGGTGCGCAGAAGGCAGCCATCGGCGTCTCGCTGCGTATTGCCCTGGCACGCTGCCTGTACGGCAGTGAGAGCCCGCTGATCTTCGACGAGCCGACCGCTGAGTGCAGCGAACGCAACGCCAGTGGTCTGGCTGCTACGCTGGCCACCTGTGCAGCGCAGGTTCTGCTGATCACACACCGTGAGAACGATCAGGGTCTCGCTGAACACATCATCAACGTAGGGGAATGATATGACCGTTGACCAATACCGCAGCCATTACGCCACACACAGCAAAGAAGAACTGGTTGAGGCAGTGGTTAGGCTTCACGTTATTAACGAAGCCCAGGCTAAAAGGCTGCAATCATCTACCGGAACTGAAGACACTACGCCTCGCAACCTACAGCGTCCCACGGGAGAGTCATGAGATGCGAATCCGTCACGTCTTCCGGCAGGTGAAGCTCAGCGCCACCAAGTGCGGGGCCTGTTCGGTCTGCGGGAAGTCCGCTACCCGCAGCCATACCGAGTTCGAGACGCTGAACCCGTTCAACACCAACCCTGACGGCAGCGTGAAGGACGCCAACGACATCCGTGAATCGCTCCAGCCCAAGCTCGCTGCCTGGAAGCTGCTGCCACTGACGCATGCTCGATGCGAGTCCTGAATCGACACAGCCACGGCGTCCCTACCGGCGCCGTGTACGTCGGTCGGCCAGGCATCTGGGGCAACCCGTTCGAGATCGGCAAGGGCGGCGTGAAGAACAGGACCAGGCCATCGCGATGCACAGGGAGTGGCTGCTCGGGCAGCCACACCTTATGGCCAAACTTGTTCAGCTCCGCGGCAAAGATCTGGTCTGCTCCTGCGCACCACTGGCCTGCCACGCTGATACCCTGATGGAACTGGCCAACCCCGGCTACGATAAATCAACCCACATACCGTTTTGAGGTAGTACCCATGGAAATCACAATCAGTTCCCAACTCGGCACACAAATCAGCACGCTGCAAAATCTTCAGCAGCGTGCCAGCGACCTCAACGAGCTGTCAGAGTCGCTGAAAAGAGACGCGGCTCCGAAGTTTCTCGGCCGCGACATGCTCAATGTAGGTGTTGATCCTGCTGAGCTCCGCGAGCTGGCCGAGAAGACGCTGCAGCGTGAACTGGCAGCGTTCAAGACCCAGCTGAACGACATGGGTATCAACCACGACCTGGAGATCGGCTGATGCCTACCGACATCAAGGACTTCAGCGTCAACGCGCGGATCGTTCAGCTGCAGGACGTGGCTGAGCGGGTTTTAAGGCTGCGGGCTCTCAAAGAGGCAATGGGAAGCGACGGTTGTGTCGGTGACATCATGTACGCGCTGGGTCAGCTGCAGATGTGTGACGCGGATGTAGACGCGCTGGCCCGCGCCACTCTGGACCGCTGCCTGGCCAGCCTAAACCAAGACCTGGCAGCGTTGGGTGTGACGTGTGAGGTGACGGGATGAACTCTCAAGCCTATGAGTGGATCACCCTGGAGCGGCAGCTGCCGCCGACGGAGTGTCCGCTGGTGATCTTGGTGCCGGCGGGCACAGAGTACCCTTGGCTGCCTGGTTTAACCGCCACATCTGAGGTCGATCAGGTCCTTACCGTGCAGCGTAAGGACCACGTCGACAACAAGGAAAGCGACATCACCTACTGGCTGTTGGACGACAAGCGTCGGCTTACAGAGATGAATGTGGTAGGCCGCATGCCTTGGTCGTACCCCTAGAAAGTAAAACGGCGCCCTACTGGGCGCCGTCATCCGGCGGTGGCGCCGGAGGCTGCTGTTGCAACGCAGTCCTGAGCAAGTTCGGCAGCGCCGACTTGGCCCAAGTCGTTACAATTTCAAAGCCCTTCAATCCTGTTGCTCCGACCAAGAGCAGCACGGCATCTCGGTTCCCCCAGTCTGTCGGGATGAACCCACCGAATAAAACCCCCAAGTAAAACCCAATCACCACCGTAGCGAAGATCATGAACACGGTCACCTTGTTACCCGGGTGCCTGGCTACCTGGTACAGGTAACCCACCAGAGCTGCGAAAGCCCCCAGTGTCCCGGAGTATGCGTAGGCTTGGAGCTTATCCAGCAGCTCAGTCGGAAGATTCACTTAGCTTTCCTTGCGCAGGCACCGAGTCCTTGGCAATGATGTCGATCATCATCCAGTACACAATGCAGTTCCCGACGATAAACAGCTGGAACATGCGCAGGGAGAGGTACGTCTTGCCGTACACAACCAAAGCATAGACATTCGAGGCGAGGAACATGCCGATGACAACCGCAGCGATCAACAACACCGCTGCCAGTTTGTTGCGTCTGTCCTCTGACGCCTCGACCTGTATCAGCTTCCAGCTGCGGTACAGTTTGATCAGCACAGCTAGATAGATTGCGAACGGCGCCATGTCAACTATGAAGTCAATGATCTTTGGGGTAATCATGTTCAGTTACCTGGCCCACTGATCAGCGAGCTATAGATGGTCGAGGAGGGCGTGCCCTCATGTTGACCTACTAATGCCAATTTCAGTTCGCGCTGCGATGCATCCATGTGACAGGTATCTCGATTACTTACCATCTATTTGGCACCAGAAGGTTTTGTCGCCCAAACACGCCAGGCATCGTCGCGAGTCTTGAGCGTTCTCAGAATGATTTTTAACTGATCCACGCCAGCCTTGTCCAGCGCCACGGCGCCGTTAGGGTCGTTGGTCAGCATGAACTTTGGGAGGTCCAGCGGGGCGTACTTACGCATCAGCTCAGCCGGTGGCTTTCGCTCGATGTAGACCGGGACTTTCGTCTCGTAGGGAATTCGCAGTGGCGCGGCCGGCGCTGGGCAGACGACGGGTTTAACCGCGCAGCCAGTGAGTAGCAACATCACGAGTAGGGATGCTTTCATTGGAATAGGTTCTGCAGCCAGGCGTTGGTCAGTGCCGGGGTAGCTGCCAGCTCCCTGTCGGCAGCGATCAGGCGAGGCAGCGTGGCCATGGCCTGTTCCGCTTTCTCGTTGCGGTCTACGTCTCGCTTCAGCTGCTCAAGGGCATGGTCAGCTATGCCCTGATTCAGTTGCTGGATCTGCCCGAGGCAGCCAGAGACCTCGATGTCCCTGGCCTGGATCTTGCTCTCCTTCTCCTCGATGGTCTTGTCCTTCATTTTCAGCGTGGACTCTGCATTGCGCAGGTTGGACTGAGCCAGGTCGCGCTCTCCCATCGTCACACTCAGCAGGATACCCATCGAGAACGTGATCAGTAGTAGCATGATCATCACCCAGCGGCTCACGCCGGCTAGCGAGACGCCGGTCTTGAAGAAACCAAAAATGGTCTTGAACATAGCAAAATCCCCGCGTGATTGCGGGGAGTATATGCTGCGATGCGGCAGCGGGCCATCACTTATAACCGGCTGTTCGTCAGCTGGTGAGAACCTTCAACGCTTTGGCATACAGCGCGGCACGTTCCTCTGCATGTAGAGGGATCTTGTCCTCGTCGCCGGTGTTGATCTTGCCGCCGATCTGGGTGATCTTCCCGGCGTCTGCCAGCGCGTTCAGCTTGTTGGTTTTCCAGTACCAGGCCGACGACATCAGCCCAGGTCCAGGCTGCTCCAGCTGCTCAGGGTGGTTCACCAGATCGTAGCCCAGCGCCTTGCCGGCAGCCTCGTAGTTGGCGCGGCCGGTGATGCCGATAGGCCCGCGCGCGATGAAGCGGATACCGTCATTCGGCTCGGTGTTGCCCAGCTTCTTTTTGCCCCAGGCCCCGCCGTACAGCAGGTTGCCGATGTCAGCCTGCAGGGCAGGGCGCACTGCGGTTCTGCCTACCCGCTCGGCATCGATCTTCGAGATCCGATCTCGCTTGAACGTGGCCAGCAGCCCTTCGACGCTGTAGTTCATGCTCTCTTTCATCTTGGTAAACTGGCCTGACTCATGCCCGGTCTGCGCGAGGAACGCTGCCATACGCGCTGGCGTGTTGATCTCGGCCCACTTCATCGCCTCGTTCAACGGGTTCAGATAGAGCAGCGGTGCCTTGGGCAGGATCAGTGTCAGCTGGCGTACTGTGAGCATGGGTGTGACCTCAAACTAATTCAGGAGGGACGATCGGCTGGTAGCCAAGCATGTACTGGCACTGTACAGACAACGTACCAGGTGAATAGATCGATGGGTTCGGCAGTCCCAGGGCACTGGCGCACCATTCACTGCAGAACTGGGAGTGCTCGTCGACCCGGCCACGGTTGAACAGCTGGCTGCCGATCATGGAGAACCAGCCGTAGGTGTTGGCGTCCGTCATCTCGAAGTACGCGCGGATGCGATCAGGGTTTGCCTGCGGCAGATCGATCACGTCCCAGTTGTCTGGATCCAGATCGATCTCCTCCGGCACCCGCTTGGACCTGACGCCCTTGTCCATGATCGAGGACGAGTACGCCAGGCCGTCGACGACCAGCTCGCAGTGACTGTAGATGGACCCGCTCCAGAGGCAGATGAAACGGCTGCCAATGCGGCTATCGTTCTTGCGTAGAGCGAGTCTCACAGTCATAGGGGAATTTCCACCGGGTCAATTGGAGCGTCGATGATCTCAGCTGCCCGACCTTCTGCCAACAGGCCCGAGGCTTCAAGGGCCTCCAGGTTTGTGCGCAGCTTCTCAGTTCCGAGATCGATGAACGTGGCAGCATCTACCAGGTTGAGGTAGCGCCGTACTGTGGCAGCTGGTTTGGTGGCACCGATGCTGGCGATGTCGATGTTGATGGCTTCCTCGTCGGTGAACCGGGAGAGGAACGCCAGCTTGGTGATGCGCGTGCCAGGCTGGGCGACGGGTTGATCTACTTCGACGATGGGCATTATTTGATCCTCATGTACTTGATAGCCATATTGGAGCCGCCCAGGTATTCACCTGCTGGCAACCCAATTGAGTGGGTTGAGATGTAGATGGCACCCGTGGTACCGCCGCTGCTACCTTTTAGGGAGAGCAGTGCTTTGTTAGAGAACAAAAACATCAGGCCACCCGGTGCTATTTGCGAACCCGGTGTAGCCACCCAGTTAAGCCCGTCTTTTGACACCCCCACTGTAGTGCCGGTACTGCTATATACAAAGTAGCCGTCACCAAAACTAACAGACAATAGCTCAAACGAAGTTTTTGATGCACCTACAGTCCATACCAAGCCGTCAGGCGAGGTGTAAATTATACCGCCTGCCCCCACAGCAACAAACAGACCTAACCCATACACCACTGAGTTTAACGTACCTAGTGTGGGATGGGTCGCACGTAGCGTCCATGCAATGCCGTCTGGCGAAGAATAGACAACGCCGGCCGATGCTACAGCGACAAACATACCCGCACCATAGGCCAAGCTCTTTGGCGCCGCGGTGGCGAACGACACACTGGCACTAAGAGTCCAGGTTATACCGTCAGTAGACGTCATGGATCGGCTACCGTCAGCGACTGCTACAAACTTACCACTAGCGTAAACTAAGCCTATCCAGATGGTACTGAGTACGGACGTCCTCATTGTCCACGTTATGCCGTCAGGAGAAGTGGCAATGGTTCCGGCGGTACCCACCGCCACAAACAACCCTGCCCCATAGGCTAGGCCGTTGATGTTGTTGCCACCAAACAGCGCGCTTATGTCAATTGTGGTGAAAGTTAAGCCGTCGGTCGACCTCGAAATTCTACCGGTCGCGTGCCCGATAAGCAGGATGCCGTTCGCGTACACGGCACAGTTAGCGGAGTACATGTTGGGCGTGACCTTAGGGCCGGCCCAATAGTCCAAAAACACGTCGAACTTGGAGAACGCCTCCGGGTAATTGGCTTGCTCATCCGTCATAAGAGAGCCAGACCGTAAGTAATATCGACCTTCAGTCTCTATAAGACTTGGTCCAGCTGTTGGAAACCAAGCGGTAGCGCCAATGGGTTTACCGCCGCCCCCGCCAAGCATGGACTTCAGATCACTAGCCATTACTTGACCCTCATGTAAAGTTGAGAAGTGGCGACTGGCAGACCGACGTAACGGTCGTAGGTCATCGTCAGGACAGCGGCTAACCCCGATGGGCCTGTAACCAACAGCCTTGTCCCATCAGTGCAGATGCTGGTTATCGAGCCGGTTAATCCGGCAAGGGTCAGCTTGGTGTAATTTATGAAGTCATTAGAGGCCAGTATCACGCCCTGGTCACCAGCCACAATGGCAAGACCCTCGTACAAGAAGCCGGTTCTTAGAAGTTCGTTAGCGGCCAGCGCGGGGGTTATCGTGCGCGCTGTTGCGGTAGTGCTATCATTACCCGCTGATAAAACCCCGACGTTTGTGTTACCGATAAAGGTAAACGATGGATTACTGGTGTAGAGAATAGTGTTTATCACCGTGCCAGCGGAGAATGATCCCAGCGAGGTCCAGCTCGCGCCGTCGGTACTGTAAAGGTTGTTGGCCTGGCTGCTGTAGTAGCTGTAGGAAACGATACCAGCGTAGGCGTTAAGCGCGGATACGTTAGCCACACCAGTTTGCACTTGTTGCCAAGTAAGACCGGCGTCGAAGCTTCTGTAAACAATTGTTGCAGTAGCGATCATGAACACAGACCACAACGGAACAAACGTAACCCGCGTGGCGGCAATCGTAGCTGACGTGATTGCAGTCCACGTAATACCGTCCGCGCTGCGGTAGACGTTGATGCCGTTCACGGCAACAAAGACACTCATAGCGAAAGTGATATCGAACCCCATCCCGCTATTACCAATGCTGGTGCGCTTAACCCACGTCAAGCCGTCCGCTGACGTGTAAGAAAACCCGTCATTGCCAAGCCCTACAAAGGTACCGTTACCGTAGGCGCATTTAACCAGGGAGACAGTGCCTAGTCCGTTCTGAGCGCCGGTTAACTTTGTCCAAGCAATGTTATCGGCCCTGCGCACCCCCTTTACCATGTATTTTGCGTACACGTCGGGGTAGTTGGCTTCCTCGTTCTTTAGCTGGAAACCTGACTTAAGGAACGTCATACCATCCATTTCGATCAGCGACTCTCGCTGATTACCCATATAGATACACTCACCCAGCTCAACCCCACCACCCCCCAACTGCGAAGAAAGACTGAACATTTAGACCTCCCAGTCCGTGCCGTTGAAGATGAATGTGATGTTGGCGTCAAGGTTGTAGCTGACCGAGGTGTCGCTTTTCTTCGGACCCTTGATCAGCGCGCCATCTGTGGTCTGGATGATCGGTGTGACCAGCAGCGACTTGGAGAACTCAACCGTGGCACCGACGGCCAAGCCCGCCTTCAGTGGCAGCGATACCGTGGTCACCGTGGTACCCAGCCAGTACGAATGCCCGACGATAGCTCTGAACGCGCCCGTCTGGGTTGCGTCCATTGTGACGATGGTTCCCCACTCGACGGCAGTACCGGCAGCGTTCACCACCAGAGGGCGGCCCGCCTTACCTACCAGGCTAGGCAGTCCAGCAGCGCTACCGATGGCGGCTGCCACTGCTTCAGCTGCCTCCTTGTACGCTTTGGCAGCGTCCCGGTAGCCCTGCGTGGTCGTCACGGCCTGCGCGGCTGCGTCTGCCGATGCCAACGCTGCCGTTGCTGCCTGGCCTGCGGTCAGCGCGTACGCAGCGCACACAGCGATCGCTGCAATGATCCAGGTCACCGCCTGGTTGATCTGCACGCCCAACGGCGGCAGCGCTGCGAGGAACGGGTCAGCCAACAGGTTGAACGCTGTCTTGCCGTCTTTACGCTGGGGTGCTGGCGGTACTACCGACACCACCGGCGTTGTGGGAAGCACTGGGATCGTAACCGCCATATCAAACCACTCCTTCAATTCTGAGGTTATATGACGACTCAATAGGTCCGTCGATAGTTACCGTGAAGTCCTTATAGTAACCGTAAATGATTGTGGATTCGTAGCCATCATAGCCAATCCACACGCATGTGATCGCACGCAGCTTGGCGAGCTTCTTCTGGACCCGGCTGATGTCAGCTGTATCCAGGTCACAATCGAAGTCACCGAACTTGGAGAACCCTCGCTCTACCATGCTGGTGACGCCGAACTCGTCGGTGTCCTTCTTGGTGTAATCGAGGATGCCGATGGAAGACCCGTAGCACGCGACGCCGATGTCCTCGATGTCACCAAGCGAGACAGAGCCGACCTCAGCGTTCGCCCCAACCCCAGCCGTTACCACGATCCGGATGTTCGCGCCCGGGTACGGAGGCAGGTTGCTGATGATGAAGTCGGACTTGTTCGCGAACGGCGCGAAGAAGTAGCTGTACCAGTCGAAGACCTCATCGTTGGGGTCAGACATGGTCTCGATGTGTGTGTAGACGATGCCGTCCGTGGGGTCTTCTACTGTGACCTTCACAGTGGTGGCAGCCACGTTGAACATGGCCACCGACGTCACCGCGGTGCCTGGCGTCAACAGGACTTCAATCGAGGTTGGGTTCGACGTGATGGTCTGCACCATGTCGTCGAACATCCGCCACCGGTTAGTTGCCCCGATAAGCAGCCACTTGGTTGCCGCCGACACGCCCGTCTCCGGGTTCACGTCGGTGGTCGCCGTCATGGCCAGCATCGCCTTGTAGACCTTGTGGTTGTAGATCACCTGGTCGCCGATGGCGCGGATGGCCGGCACCGTCCACACAGGGAAGTCGGTTTCAGCCACGTTGCTGGAGACGAGCATCCCGTAGGTATACTCGACTGGTTCAATAACCTGCATTGCCATTATAACGATTCCTCTGGAATGCCGGTCTGATCCCACCGTGGCAGGGTGTCAGTGTTGGTCGCGGTACGCGAAGTCCATTTGGCGATAGATTTCAGAGCTTGTTTGATCTCCGCGATGTCACCTTCCATCGTGTCGACTCGGCCGCTACCGCTGCCCCCGCCGGAGATAGAAGCCCGCACGCCCAGCACACCGCCGATGTTGGTCAGCGGCATGATCGCTTCCGGACCAGACTCGGCCATCAGCGATTCGTCGAAGTGCGTAGGAGTGCGGACTACACCGCTGCCCATGAACGCGCCACCGGTTGCGTACTTCTTGCCGCCGGCTTCCACACTGCCAGCGATGGCAGCTGCCACCTGGGCTGCGCTCATGGCACCCGAAGCGATCTGGCCAGTCCAGAAGGCCAAGCCCGCAGCATCTGCACCTCGGCCGAGCGACGCCTGGTAGGCAGCCTCCACCGAGCTGTTCAGGTAGTTGGAGCCTGCCGAGCCGTCGGTGCCGCCGTTACCACTTGCCGAGCCGGCGATTGCACCGGGTAGCTTGTCGTAAGCCAGCCCGTTGTTCAGGGCGTCTGTCCACGCTGCCTGGCCTGCCGCGTCTGCGTCCCGGCCGAGCACCGCTTGATAGACGCTGTTCACCAGTGTGGCGTTGTTCAGTGAAGTGTTGGCAGCCGCCGAGTTCGAAGATGCCAGGATCGCCGCGACGACCGCTTGGTTCATGCGGTCAACAGCGTCCTTGACCGTCAGGACCGTGGTGTCCACGCCGTTCAGCGCGTCCATCTGGGCCTGCGCGTAATCGATCTGCGCGTCGAAGGCTTTCATCTGCAGGTCGTAGGTGTCTTCAGCTGCTTTGAGCTGATCCTTCAACGACTGCAGGGTCTTCTCGGCGGTGGTCAGCTGCGCGCCGTTGGTAAGGCTAAGCTCCTCGACGACGTTTGCTGTGGTGCCTTGGGCAAACAGGAAGTCGACCAGCGAGCTATACGTGTCAGTGGTGTTGGCAGCGACCGCGTCGAGAGCGTCTTCCAGACCTTTGAAGTCTGCCAGGCTGCCGCCGGAGCGAGATGTCTTCAGCGCAGACTGCAGAACATCCTGCGCCTGGCCATAAGTGACCCGCCCGGTGACGTCCATCGAGTTGCGCAGCGTCTTCAGCGCGTTGGCCAGTGAGTTCGAGACGCTGGTCAAGTCAGAGATCGAGGTGCCGATCGTGTCGACCATGTCGTTAACCGACGTGGTCATCGCGGTGTAGGCTTCGGTCACCGAGTTGCGCTGTGCTTCAACCGCGCGGCCAACAGCGGCCTGCGCAGCCTGGGCTTTCGCTACGGCTCCGTCTTTGGCCGAATCCAGAATGTCATACACGCCATCAGCGGCGCTGGACATCGCCATCATCGCTTCGTACAACGCTTTGCCGGACACGGTGGAGCGGTCGATACCCTCGACCATTTTCCGGAAGCCGTCACGGCTGTTCGGCAGAGCCACACCGATCACCGCGAACTGCGCAGCCACCAGTGCCAGGGTGTCAGCCGTCTTCTCACCGTCGCTGTAGAACGCTTCGTAGTAGGCAGCTTGGTTCTCTTGAGCCTGGTTCGCTGCCTGCTCCATGATGGTGTAGGCAGAAGCAGCATCGGTGGCGTGCTTGGTCAGGGCCAGGAAACCTTCCTGGCCTTTCTCTGTGGTGATGTCCATCGACTCGACGAGGTTGCGGAAACCAGCGCGAGTAGTTGGCAACGTGTAGCCGAGCTCTTTGAACTCTTTGTTGACAGCCAAGAGGGTGTCAGCGGCCTTCTCTTGGTCTGTGAAGAAGTTGTTGTAGTAATCGTTCAGCTGGGTGGCCAGGGTGTCGATGCCACCGGCAGCCGCCGTCAGGGACTCAGCGAGGTGGCCCCCGGCGATGTCCATCTTGTACAGGCCAACGTTCAGGTTGGTCAGCAGCGCATCAACGCTGATCAGGTTCTGCACGAACGCGGTCAGCTCGACGAAGTCGTAGCCGTCCAGCTCGCCTTTGGTATCGAGGTTGGCGTTCATGGCCAAGACGATGCTGTCAGCGATGCTGGCGAAGTATTTGTTGATCGCTTCCGTGATCTGCTCGTCGGTCAGATCGCGTGTGTCGATCTGCACGGCGGCGAAGTTCAGGCCCTGAATGATGTTGTCGTTGACCTTGAAGCCGAGTTTCGTATAGAGGTCGGTGACGGTGTCGCCAGTGGCCTGGAAGGCGTCGTCCAGCTGGGTAGCCTGTGCTTCCTCAAGCTCGTAGTAGTTCGTGCGCTTCTTGTTGCTGCCGAACATCCCGCCTTTTTTCTTCTGGTACTCGAAGTTCTTGGCGTCCAGTTCGCCATCGACCACGCCCATTTGCAGGCCAGAGCCTTTGGTTTCCCAGGCGCCGGCGAAGATCTTGGAACCGAAGGCAGCGCCGAGCGCGGCACCGATGATGGTACCGATGCCTGGCAGGATGGAGCCGAGGGCAGCGCCCATGGCTGTACCGCTGAGGGCCGCCGCTGCCGCTGTACCCAACACGGTACCTGCAACGCCGCCGCCGTAAGCCAACGCGCCGGATACGACCGCACCCTTCACGCCGTTCTCTTGGTAGCCCTGAATCGCGCCGCCGATACCGCCGATGATGGCGCCGCCACCAGTTGCCGCGCCGCCCCATGTGGAACCGGCAGCACCTGCGCCGACGTTGGAGGCTGTCGAGGTGTAGACGACGTTGCCTGCGTTGTCGAGCATGACGCCCGCGCCGCCAGAGGCGCTGTTGGCGCTGCCGCCGAGCCAGCTACCCGCCGCCGAACTCGCAGCGTTTGTGCCGGTGGAGGCGGTACCGGACTTGAACAGGCTGCTGACATAATCAGAGCCGTTGCTGAACGCACCCTTCACGCCGCCAAAGAAGCCTTCGCCGGTGTTGAAGCCAGAGGTGACGGCTTTACCGAACCCGCTGGTAGAGACGCTGTAAAGCTGCTTAGCGCCTGACAGCAGTTGTTCAGCCGTCTGCGCCGTGGTCGGGCCTGTACCAGCCACTGGAGTTTTCTCGCCGCTGAACAGGTTGCTCAGCAGACCGCCAGCGCCCGAGCTGCCGCCGGTGATCCCGCCAGTAACGCCGTCACCGCCGGTGATCTTGCTCCAGACCTCGCCGAACCCGCCGGACTTGTTGGTGCCCAGTACCGAGTTGGCGAAGCTGATGACGATAGGTTTGGTGATGGCCTCGTGAGCCAGCTCAGCGAGTAGCTGCTTGAACCCATCCTTCAGGCTCGATGCGAAGCTGTCGAACCCGCCGTCGATGTTCTTCCAGGCATCAGCGAACGAGGCGTCTACACGCTCGATAGCCTTGTCTGTCAGCTGGCCCCAGGCCGTCAGTGCTGATTGGTTCTCGTCGTAGGTCTGGCCCAGTTTGGCCAGGTAGAACGCACCCTTCTCAGCGGTGATAGCGCCGGACGCGATGGCAGCGTTAAGAGCCTCGACGTCCTTGGTGTATTCGCGGGCGAGGGGGATCGCCTTGTCGTACTCGTCGACCAGCGCCATACCGCGCTGGGCTTTAGCCAGAGCATCAGCTGCCAGCTGGCGGGCGTTGGCCTGGGCGGTTACCTGCGCGGTCTCGGCGGCGATGACCTCGGCAGACTTGCCGGCCAGCACCTGGTTGATTTGCTTCTGGACGTTGAACGCCTTGAGCGCGGCTTCGCCGGCGTAGACGGCGAGCGTCTGGTCCTTGTTTTCTTCGGTCTCTTTGCGGATGGAGAACAGGGCTTTCTCCACGTCCTCCATCTGCTTGGCGTTGTTCGCGTCGACGACAGCCTTGGTCAGCTGACGTTGGGACTCGGCGCTGACATCCAGACCCTTCGAAGTGAACTTCAGGATCTCGTTGGCAACTTCCTGATCGATTGCGAACTGCTGCACCGCGTCGGAACCAGCCTTGTAGGCGGCGGCCGAGGCGAGGGAAGCTGTGGTCGAGTTCTGCTGTTTGCCGATGTAGGCATCCAGCTGCTCGACCATGGTTTGTTCGGGGGTCTTCTTGGCCGCCGACTTGGCAGCTGACCGCGCGGCGGTGTCGATGGACTTCTGCGCGGTGTACTGGGCCTGCTTGGCAGCGGTGAGCCGGTTGGTAATGTCCAGCTCTTTTTCTTGCGCACGGCCGTTGGAAAGCGTGCCTGCCTCGCGCTGAGCGTTGACCGCGTTCAGTTCTTCCTGCAGACGGGTGACGTTGTTGGTCAGGTCGGAGATCTTGTCCTTCGGCGGCTGGCCCGCAACCGCCAAGGCGCGTTGGGCTTCTTCCAGCTTCGCGGAGGTCTCGTTCATCTTGACGAGAGCCTTGCTGCGAGCAACCTCGGCAGCCACCAGCACCTTGCCTTCACGCTCTACCAGATCCGCGCCGGACTTGTTGTTCTTCATCTGCTCCAGTTTGGCGAGCGATGCGGTGACGTCGTTCAGTGCCTTGTCGTATTGCTCTGCAGCTGTGCCTTCCTTGACGAACACCGCGTCGCCGGCCTGGCGGGCCGCACTCATGATGCCGTTGAACGTCGCTTCGATCTGGATGGCGTTCTGAGCAACCGCGTTAAGTGCCTTGGCCTGCTCCTTGATCTGCTCGACCATCGCTTCCAGCACCAGGCGTTCAGCGATGTAGGCTGACTGCTTGGCGTCGTGGGATTCCGACCAGTCGGACATCGCGTCTTTGCGAGCGTTCTCGGTCCTCAGCTCTTGCGCTGCCAGGTCCTTGCCCGACACGCTGGCGGCGTCCGCCGCGTTCATCATTTCTTTTGCGGTGCTGCCTATCCCGTCGATCTGCTCTTGGAACGCAGCGATCTGCTTCTGAGTATCGGCGAGTTTCTTCTTGTTGATGGTCAGCTCGACCTCAACAACCTTCGGCACGTCAAGGCCGCTGGACTTGTAGATTTCCGCGGTGTCCTGCAGCGTCTTGATCCGAGCCTCAAGCGTGCCGGTAAGCTCTTTCTCGTACTTGATCTGCTCCTGCAGCGCGGTCTTTTCCTTGGCCTTACCGAACCTGTCCAGCTCGCCTACCAGGTTGGCGTATTCGACCTTCAGGCGGTTGATGCTCTCGGCCTGCGCCACGATGGCAGCGTCGTTGTCCTTGCTGAAGGCGTTGTAGATCGCGTAGCCGATGCTGCCGATGGCAGCGACCCAGCCCAGCGCACCCATCAGGAACGAGCCAGCGATGGCCAGTCCGTTGATGGCGCGGGCAGCGACCGAGGCAGCTGTGGTCATGCCGGCGAACCCACGGCTGGCCAACGCTGCCGCGCCGTAGGCACCGGACATCGCCACGTTCGACTGCGAGGTGATGACGGCCGTAGCCCCCATCGCCTTGGCGGTTACGTTCGCGCGGGCGCCCAGCTCTGCCAGGCGTGGGGTCAGCTTGCCGATGTCGGTGCTGAGGTTCGTGAAGCCGGTGCGCAGCGCGCCCAGACCTTTGGATGCCACCAGGCCGCCGATTATGTACATCGCCGCCTCGCCGAACGTCTTGAACTTCTCGATCAGGACATCCAGCTGGGTGACGACGGTCAGCGAGCTCTGCGACAGCTGATCCATCGAAGCGACGAGCTCGTCTGCACCGACCTTCTGGCCGGTCATAGCGTTCAGGGCTTCTACCTGGCCGCTGGCGTTGGTGCTGGTTTTGTACGAACCCGGCTTGTTGGTGTTGGCCAAGTCGACAAGACCTTGGGTATCAACAGCCGAGGCGTCGGTGTTCAGCAGAACCTTGACCGGCTGGGTCAGGTCCAGCAGGGTCTTGGTGATCTTCGCCGAGGTCAGGCGCAGCGTGGCTTCGAACTTGTCGTAGACCTGAAGCTGCAGCTCCTCGTAGGCCGACATGGTGGTCTTCCAATCCACCTGCAGCGTGTCGGACATCTTGTTGCGCATGCGCTCAGCGGCGCCGGCGACGTTGTGTTCCAGGGTGAACAGAGCCGCTTCGAGGTTGCTGGCGTTGGCCACCAGCGCCGCGACCGGCGAGGTAGCGTACAGGCCGACCAAGTTCTGGATGTCGGAGAGGCGTTTGCCCTCGCTAACCCCAGCTGTGTTCAGCGCTGTGTTCAGATCCTTGACGATGTCTACCAGGCCACGCGTGCTGCCGTCGGCGTTCTGGGTAGCAATCGAGTATTCGTCCAGTACCGCCGCACCCTTTTTGGTTGGGTTCAGCAGGCTGGTGAAAAGTTTACGCAGCGCGGTACCGGCGCGCGAACCCTTGATACCCGCGTTGGACAGGGTCTCAATGGCAGCGGTGGTTTCCTCAAGCGAGATCCCGGCAGCATGCGCCGCTGGGCCTGCGTAGGTCAGGGCGTTGGCCAGCTCCAGCACGTTGGTGTTGGAGTCGACGGCAGCCGTGGCCATGATGTCAACGATGTTGGTGAGGTCCGTGGCAGTTTTGCCAAAGGTCATCATCACGTTGGTGGCCATGTCCGCAGACTGCGACATGCTGACGTTGCCGATCTGTGCCAGATCCAGAGCAGGGCGCAGAGCGAGGATCGCTTCGCTCGAAGACAGCCCTGCTTGGCCAAGGTCAATCAGGCCCTTCGCAACTTCGGATGCGGTGAAGACGGTGGTCTGGCCGAGGGCGCGGACCTGGGTCTCCATCGCGTCGATGCTGCCAGACATCCACCACGGGTTGTTCGAGTTCATCACCGCGTTGGCCTGGGCCATCGAAGCGGTGAAGTCTGCACCCAGCGACACGGTGGACCGCATCGCGTTGAAAAGGGCGTAGGTGGACGAGGCGGCGACGATAGTGCCGCTGGTGTACATGCCGATGTTGGCGTTCAGGCCGGACAGGGCAGCGCGCAGCGAGGCAGCTGATTGGCTTCCTACGTTCATCGCGGCGCTGTGGCGTTCGTGAGCACCGGTCAGCCCCAGAAGTTGGGCCGTGCTCATCGTGGAGAGTTTGTTCAGCTGCTCTTGAGCAGTGATCTGTGCCCGGACCTGCGCCAGGTTCCGGCCGTAGGCAGAACTCAGGCCATCACGTTGGGCTACCAGCTTGGCCAAGGTCGCTTGTTCGCGCTCTTGGACGGTGTTCAGTTCTTTCTGTGCGGCGGAAAGCCCGTGTACAGCGCGGGCTGCTTCGATCAGTTTGGCGTTGCGCTGGGTGGTGTCGGCTGTGATCTTCTCAGCCAGCGCAATCTGCTTGGCATCAGCTTCGGTCAGCGCGTTCTGTGCCCGGGCAGCGGCCAGCGTTGCGGTGTTCTTCGCGTTCATCGTCGCGGAGCGAGCTTCGTCCTGAGCCTGGATGCGCGCTTGCACCATCGACAGCTGCTGGATCGAAGCGGTGTAGCGTTCCTCGGCAGCGATCGCTGCGGTGCGCGCCTTGACCTGCTCGTTCAGACGGACGATCGATTCCTGCTGGCCGCCGTTGAGCGATGCCAGGCTGGCGCGCATCGAGTCCATCTGCGCAATCTGGCGGGCAAGCAGTGTTACTTCCTGCGTGCGCGCCTGATTCTGCGTCTTCAGGATAGCGATCTGTTCAGCGGTGCCGCCGTTCAGCGACGCCTGGGCACGCTGAAGTTCCGAGAGCTGGTTGATCTCGCGGCTGCGGAATGTGGCCGCTTGTGTCAGCCCGTTGTTCATCTGCTGCTGGGCAGCGATCTGCTGCTGGATGCCGCCGTTCAGGGACTCGTAGGCACGGCGCAGCTCACCCAGTTTGGCGGTGAGCTTGATGTCTTCCTGTTGTTCGCGAGCAAGCACCGCGATGCGGGCCTGCTGTTCCGAGTTGGCGCGGCCGGTAGAGGTGGCCAGCAGGTCCAACTGGTTTTGCAATTCTTTGGCGTTCTGGATCTGCTTGGTGTTGGAGGCAGCCATCCGGGACTCGGACGCCATACGTTCCTTCAGCTGTACAGCCAGCTTGCCTTCGGTAGTGCTCAGCGCCTCGATGGACGCCTTCATCAACACGTTGTTCGCGGTCAGCTGGGCCTGCAGCGTGGCCTGGCGTTCCATCGACTTGACGTAGATGTTGTTTTGCGCAGTGTTGATGAGGACCTTCTGGACCTCCATCAACTCGCCTTTATAGGCAGCCGCAGCCAGGTTGGCCTTGACGTTGGCCTGGGCTACGGACTCGAAAGTTTTGGATGCGGACTGGCGGATCTTGACGAAGGCAGCGTCAATCCCCTCGGCCGACTTCTTGGTGTCGGAGTTGAGGGCGGTGAACTGGGTCTGGAGCTTGCCGTAGTACGAGTTCATGTCCGAGAGCAACCGCTGCGCGGCTGTCCCGGACTTGCCCATCGTGGTGTTCAGACTGTCGAGGTGCTTACCAAGATTGGTCGACCCTAACTGGAACGCTGCCAGTTGACGCAGCGCCTCTTGAAAGTCGATCTCAAACTTAGCCGCCATGGTCAAGGTCTCGTAGGTTAATGCTTATTTCCGGGGACCCCGGCGAGCAGGTTTTTTGCGAGCTTCCTCTTCCGCTTTTCTTTGCTTGACGGCTAGTTCGTGCTGATCAAAAAGTACAGCGTTGTCCGTAGCTTCCATGCACCGGAAGAATAGTGGCTCCAATGATCTATCTAATCTGATCACATTGCCACAATAAAGTGTGAGTTCTTGATATGTAAGCGGTTGGATCCCGCCCATCTCTGCGTAATGCCGTCTTCTGTGGAGCCGGAAATAGGCGGTGATGAGCCATCCGAAAACAGCGGGTGGTTCCTCAAACCCTTCAAGCTCGGGGTGGGTCTTCCCAAACCGAGCTTGAAGTTGCTTCATCGCCTTGAGACCTTTGGCCCCATGTTTGATCAGGAGACGGCAGTAGGTTTTACGATTTCAGCTACCTGAGCTTCGGTCTTTTCTTTGTAGTTCTCGCGGTTCATCGAAACGTTCTGGATGAACTGTTTCAGATCCTTGAAGCGCGGGTCAGCCAGGTACTTCTCGCCGATCTTCGGCGTGTACTTGAGTTCCTTGCCGGCGGCGGTCATGTCGGACCAGTCCAGCAGGACGTGCTGGGTCAGTACCTTCAGCTGGATCTCGTCGCTCTTGGCATCGGAAGCTTCGGTGCCGGCCTGCAGAATTTCGAGGTTCGCCATGGCGAGTTCGTTCTGGAGGGTCTGGGCTTTGTCGTTGTTCGAACGAGCAACGAGGAATTTTGCGCCGGAATACGAAACCCAGGTGCCTTTCTCAGCTTTAACCGGGTCGATGGCGAGAGATTCAATATCAAGAGACATGGTGTAATCCTTTGCGGAAGGGGATTTGTCAGCAACTGCTGGCGAAGCGGAGTATGCCATGCAGTTACACAAAGAAAAAGGCCCGACATCTCTGTCGGGCCTCTCCCTTCCCACCGCTCTGTTACATCACGCTTACGGCGTGGTTTTTTCTACGTAGACGATTGCGATTGCGCAGGTCACGTTCTCACCGCCGATTACCGCGACGCCTTCTTCGGCAGCCATGGTGATCGAGCTCATGTAGTCCGCGTTCTCGCCTTGGGCGTTAGCCGTCGGAGCCTGAGCCATCAGGTTTGGCAGGTAGATAGTGAAGGTGCCTTCACGGGTGTCGATGACCAACGAAGCCTTCACACGCTTGTTGTTCATGTGAACGTCGAGGATGGTCTGGTCGTAGAAGTACATGTCGCCGGACAGCTGCACAGCAACCTTGCCCATGCCGATACCGGAGGCGAACACTGCGCCCAGGCCGTTCTGCTCACGCGCGTTGTTCTGCACCTGGATCTGGGCGCTGGCGAAGGTCACTTCCAGCGGCAGGCCAGTGTCGTCGGTGACGATCAGGCTTTGCAGGTTGTTCGAGCTGTCAGCGATCTCGTAAGCAGGTGGCTCAACCTTGCTGGTGGCCACGCTGCCGCCCAGCTTGTTGGCACCGACCACGCCTTCAGCGGTGTCAGCGAACACACCGATGAAGTTGGCAGCCAAGGTGATCAGAGCAGCGTCGCCCAGATCGATGGTGCCGTCGTTCATGATGCAGCCGTAGTAGCGCTCGTGATACTGCTTGGCGGTGATAGCGCCGTCCGGGCGGATGGTCTTCTCGACGAACATGTACTTCTTGATGTCGCCGTCAGCCAGGTACTGGCCCGCGTCAGCATCGTCGGTATCGACCGGCTTCCAGTTGTTCATCAGCATCAGTTCGAGGAAGTCGAGGGTGAAGTCGACGGCGCCGAACTCGATGGTCGCTGCGCCGGCTGCCGAACCACGGGTGTTCTTCGAGCCGGAGGTGCGGCGGGTGCCGCGAATGGCGGTGGACAGCACGCCTTCCTTGGACATACTGAAACCTTCCGTGGTGAACGGAAGATATTCAAGCGCCAGGGGGGTGGCCAGCTCACTTGCCTTGGATGCGTCGCTCAGGGCATACGCCAGAGAGACAGCTGATGTATCCGAGAACGAACGAATCATATCGGTAATCCTTTGGGTTGTGTTTCAAAGTCGAAGCTTAACACGCCGCTATAAGCCATAAAGCCCATCACCCGCGCGGTACTGAGTGGTAGCCAGGTTCGAAACCGGATGTCCTTCAGCGTCTTCTCCGCAAACCACGCAGATAATACTTCCAAACGCCGCTTTTGGGTTATATCCGATTTCGAATTTTTGGTGTGCAGCGTGATCGTCAGCGAGCCCCACGCGCGGCCAGGCGAAACTCGGCTTGGGCCGGCGCGGCGAGTGGTGTCGATCTCTGCTTCGAACAGAACAAAGTCGAGGTTCTGGTCGAACATGGAATTCTGGACATGGCCGCTGGCATCGCGGCCTGAGTGGTACTCGAATCCGAACAGCAGATCAGCCGGGGCGTTCTCAAAGACGATGTCCTGGATGCGCGACAGCGACTCAACTGTGTCAATCAGCACTGTCATCTCAGCGGTACCTTCCGTGTGTTCTCAAGGGCGATCTGCTTCTCGGCTTCTTTGATGACTTCAGCCACCCCAACTTCGCCGGCGTGATCGATGCCAGCCCGCGCGCTGTACGCCTCGACTTCGCCGACGGCGTTGTAGAGGTAGAACCTGAACTCCGGTCGGCGGCCGGACACCAGCTGGTTGATGACCTCGTTCAGTTCCTTCTGCGACACGAACTTCACCGTGGCAGCTGCATTCTTTCCTTCGTCGTGGCGGTAGCCTACCGGCGCCATGGGCGCACGGTTCACGCCGCCGCGCAGATACGTCAGCCTGCCGAGCTTTCGTTGCCACGGGCGACTGCTGCGGCCGTCGGCACCGGCAATCAGCCAGTGAGCGGCAGCCTGCGAGGAGTCGTGCTTCGTGGCCTTGACGGCAGCCTCGATCCCGCGCAGCAGCGCAGTCCGGATCGCGCGCACGAACAGCTGACCAACATAGTTGCTCATCGCCTCGCACTCGGCACTGCCAGTTCGGTTGGCCATCAGTTACACCTCAGAATCCACTGGCGTGTGCCAGCCTGGGTGCTGACGTGGCGGATGACCCGGCTGCGGCCGTTGTACACCAGGCTCATCACGTTCGGCAGCGGCTCGAACCCTATGTTCTTCTCCTCGAAGTACACGTCGATGTAGTCCTCGGCCTCGCTGCTCCACAGGGCAAAGCCCTCTTGGCGCACCATGACCCCGGTCACTTCATACCGGCGCGGAGAGTCGATCCATTCCTTCAGCGTCCGGTCATAGACCGAGTTGCCCTGCACGTCCAGGTAGAAGTTGATGCGCGTGTCGCGCTCCTCATCCACCCGGCCGCTGGTGAAGCCGCTGTCCACGAAGGCGTCTACCAAGCGGTACCGCTTGCCCTTGAGCTCCATGTAATCCCACGCCTTCAGCTCAAGCGTGAGCGGGGCATAGATCAGGAAGTTCTCGATCTTCAGGTCTTCTGAGTCGTTCTCGTCCGAGCTGTTGCGAAACTCGATGTCCGTGAAAGCCTTGGCCAACTGTGTGTCCACCAGCCAGCCTGGATCATCAGCTGGGCCGAGCGCCACCTTGCGGGTGTACGTGCCCAGACCCGATGCGCCACCTGGTACGTCGGTGGCCAGCTGCAGGATGGTCATGTTGACGTAGGCTTTGCCAGCACGGGCGTCCTGCCGGGTGCTGCCAATGATGTAGACGTCCTTGGTGTCCGGGTGCCGAATGGTCAGGCTATCCGGGAACACTGTCAGGTTGTCGGAGAACAGCATCCGGCGCCTGGTAGGCTTGTTGAAGTTGCTGAGGAACCTGTCCATCAAGTCGATGCGCGCGCGTAAAGCGTCCGGCACCCAGGTCTCTGTGACCGGGTCCCAGGCTTCGATAGGCTCGTTGGCCCAGTTCAGCGCGATGCGTTTGAGGAACATTAGATGGCTGCTCTCGGCTCGGTGATTGGGTCACGCTCGGGGATCACCCGGGTCATGAGGCGGAACGGTGCCACTGCTACCGGCGTCAGGTCCAGATCATCGAGGATCAGGTTGATGTAGCCGTTGGCCTTGTTGAGCAGGGCAGGGGCCATCCAGAGGAAGCCGTCCTTGTCGGAACGCTGACCTTCGTTGGAGCCGTCAGCGATCTTCTTGAGAATGAATGTCTGCGCCGTCACCGCGAGGGTGGCAGCGCAGAAATACTTGGCGAACAGTTTGATCCGTCGGCCGTTCGGTGAGTCCAGCGGAATCTGCGTCCACACCGGGTCAAGCGCTTTCAATGCCAGGTCCAAGGCCGCACCAAGATCATCCTCGATGCCGAAGCCGTCGATGATCTCATCGGGCAGGTCTGTTTCGCTGACCGTCAGGACAGCGCGGATCTGCGCGGTGGTGGTGAGGCCGAGGTAGTCCATGGTCAGTCCTTCACTTCAACGAGGATCTTGGCGTTCAGCTGATTGCGCAGCCAGCCGTCATACTTCAGCTCGCTGGTATCGCCAGAACCGATCCACAGGCCGGTCGAATACTGGCGCTGAGCCTGGCTGCTGACGTTCTTGACCAGCACCAAGCTGCCCTTCTTGTGGCCTTCTTCCTTCGTCGCTTCAGACGCTTTCAGAGCCGCATCGGCTTTCAGGTCGTCTTCGGCCTTCAAGTCTGCCAGGCGTTTGATCTCAGCCTGTTCGGCCAGAGCGGCTTCTTCAGCTTCCTTCAGGGCAGCGTCGGAATTTTCTTCCGCGTCGCGCGACAGGGGTGCTTCCGGTGCCGGTTGAACAGGCAGTTCTTCGACTGGTCTTTCTTCAGCCAGGTTCTCGTCTGCATCAGGCGAGAGAGGGGCAGCTGCCGGAGCAGGCGCCGAATTATTGTCGCCAGTATTGATGGCGTTGCCTTCACCGTCGACTTCGACGGTCGGCTGTACAGCCAGCTCACCGGTAGGGGCTGGGATGGTGCTTGCTGCAGGTTCTGCCGTTCTGGCAGTAGTGCGTTTTTGGAGAGCCATGATAGAAACCTCTGAATCCGCGATGGACAAAATCCGGCCCCTCTCGGGGCCGGATTTCCTGCTGCTTAGACTTCCAGGCTGAGAACAGACCAGGCGTCATCGTTCAAGCGAGTAGCCATCTCGCCATAGTCAACGCGGAACGCGGTGGCCTTACGCATCACGTACTCTTCGATCGCGTCGTAGGCAGCCGACACGTTGACGAAGCGCTGTACTGCGTAGCGAGTGTCCAGGCCAACGATGATGTTCGCACCGAACACGTCGGTGTCGAAAGGCACATAGTCAGGCTGGGTCAGGTTCAAGTTCAGGCCGCCCCATGGGGTAGCGATCTTCGAACCGTTCGGGCCACCGACAGTAGGCGTCAGCGCTTCATCCAGAACGAACGCGGTGTCGATGTCGCCCAACGCCATGTTCAGGTTGAAGCGGTTGTGCTTGCTGTACAGCCACTTGATGTAAGCCTTCTTGGTGATCTGGCCATCGGCCGTGATCGTGCTGTCGAAGGACGCTGCGGTGACTTGCGGCAGTGCAGCCAGGTCTTGGTCAACATCACCCAGAACCATTGCGCGCAGCTGCTCACCGACACGGGCGATCTTGTCGCCGCGGGCCTGGGCTTCCATCACTACACGAACCAGGTCGATAGTGGTGGCTTCCATGGCTTCGTCGGAGATCATAAGACCGATCGAGTTGGTAGGGATGCGGTACGATTTCTGACCAGTAGTGATACTGATCATGGTCGCAGGCTCTGCCAACTGAGCGATGCGGCCGCTGCGGCTACCTTCAGGACCACGAGTGTCGATGATCGGCTGCTCGGCTTTGGTGCCGATGATGTTTCGGCTGACCGAGATCATCTTTTCCCAGATGGCCAGAATGTCGCTGCCGTCGTCGGTGTGAGCGTTGGCTTGGAGAGTTTCCAAGATCACCTGTGGGTACAGGAGACGCGCGCCCAGGCTGTTGTCTGAACTATCCGGCTTACGGAAACCGTCAGCCAGGGTCATGCCCGACATTTCCTTCATGGTCAGGGCAGGGCCGTGACCTTGACGACCGTCCAGCAGGGCAGCCTGGGACATCATCTGGTCGATGACATCACCTTGGGAGGCGTCGAAGTCCGGCGCGATACGGCGCATGTACTGACGCAGATCCATCTTGGCGTCGGCAGCGTGCTTGTACACGTTGACACCAACCTCGATCTCTTTCAGCTCGGACTTACCGGTTGCAGCATTCACTGCGTAATATTTCAACTTGAACATGATTTCAGTCCCTTAACTGGTGGAGGTCGCTAAGCCGCAGGGCTTAGCAGCGCTCGATGAGAACGGTGGTGCCAACAGCGCCAGCGCTGAACAGGCGGATCACCCGGTATTTGTAGACAGCGCCGACACCGGCCTTGACTACAGGCAGGCTCTTGGTGCCGAGGGCACCCTGAACACCTGCAACAACCTGAGCGCCGACGGTCAGAGCAGTAGCACCGCCCACCTTGGCTTCGAAACGGCAAGCCGGATCAGGGTGAGCAACACCGCCGAACGAGAAACCACCAGAGGTAGCGTCTTCGATGGAGTCGACGAAACCGTCGATGTCATCGCCATCCGCCACAGGAACGTAGTTGCTCACAGGACCCAGTTTCACCACTTTGCCGATGTCGGCCATGGTGAACTTGGCTGCAGCGGACACGCCGAGCTTCGCGGAAATAACGTTCAGCCGCTCAGGGCTGTGAGTCAGAGTTGTGAATACAAAATCAGCCATGACGTAGGCTCCTTAGCGGCTATGTTTAACAGGGGACTTGGCGCGGAAATCCGTGTTCGCCGAGGATCCCACTGTCGTGGTGTCTGCCAGAGGCGCAGTCTGCGACTTCTGGGAGGTTGGAAACCGAACTGCCATCTCGCTATGCAGATCAGTAAACTGGGCCAGCACTTCTGCTGGGGTGCCCTTGGCTTCCAGAGGCTTCTGCAGGGCAACCTGCAGCTTCTGGACACCGTGCTGGGCAACGGTCATCAGCGCCTGGATGTTGGCTTCGGCGGTGGTGACGCGCGCTTCAGCGGCAACGACGGCAGCCTGGGCTGCTTCAAGCTGAGCTTCCAGCCGGCCGTTTGCCTTTAGGGCGTCACGGTAGTCTGACGCCAGAGTGCCAGGCACTTCAGGCTCAACGACCGGAGCTGCCGGATCAGCAGGCTTGTTGGCTTCTGCCAAGGCTGCTGCGGCAATAACTGCAGCTGCATCAGCGTCGTCTTTTTCGACGATAGCGTCAGTCAACTGCTTGGTGTAGTGGGCAAACTCAGCATCGTTCAGGACCGTTTTTGGATCGGCGCCTGCTACGATCTGAGCCATTTTCTCAGCAGAGATGTTCATCTCAAACCTCCGGGAATCGCTCGGGTTATTTGCGGTCGCGCCGCTTCCAATCAGATCGTCAAGGGTTGTGACCTTGTCGATCAGTCCTACCGACACTGCTTGCGCAGCGAAGAAGGTTTGCCCCTCAGCCCAGATGCCAACGTCGCTGATCATCAGGTTGCGGTTGACGGATACGTGGTCAAGAAAGAACTTGTTCGTATCGTCGATATTCTTTTGCAGGTAAGCCTGGTCAGACGCGGTCATCGCCTCGTAAGGGTTCCCGATAGCCTTGAACTTGCCTGCCTTGATGACGGTGAACTTAATGCCCATGGTGGCTTCGGTGTTGGCGTAGGTGCGGACCACCGCCATCGTGCCGATGCTGCCGACCTCTGCCATCTTGCTGCCAGAGACCTGACGGCAGCTGCACATCAGCCAGTACGCAGCGGACATCGCCGCCGAGTCGGTGTGGGCATCAACCTTCACGCCAGTGGCGCGAAGTTTTTTGATCGCGGTGGTCACCGTGTCCAGGCCGCGCACCGCGCCGCCACCGGAGTTGATGTCCAACAGAACCTTCTTGTTGCCGGACTCTGCGATGATCTGCAGCGCGTCCTTGATGGCTTCGTAGCTGGTGGACTCGCCCGGGAACCACATCTGCCAGCGGCTGTAAGTTGGCGTCAGCGAACCGTGAACCTTGAGGACGACCGTCTCACCAACCTTTTCAAGCAGGTACAGGCCAATGCGATCTTCCTTCACGCCGAAGACAGCGTCCGTGCCGACGTACCCATTCTCTGGGTCGAACGGGCTGCGCGAGAACGCCTTCACGTCGAACTTGTATTGCTCCAAGAACTTGTCGAGGCGCATGTACGAGGCTTCGGAGCCCAACCAAACCGTATCAAACATTGTGGTCTCCTTAGTTATCGTCACCGCCGGACTTGGCCGGGGTGTCTGGTGAGAGGGCGGCTTCGGCCGAACCGGCGCGGTTGGCTGCTGGATCGTTGGCAGCGGCAACCTTGGTTGCGAACCCGGTACCGGACAGCGGTACGGTCATGCCCTGTGGGCGCATGCCGAGTTCGTAGCAGGCGTGTGCGTCGTTGATCACGCCAAGACTCAGCAGCTCCAGGACTCGCTTCTGCTTGGTAGCGACATACGCTTCCAACTCGGCTTCCGGGCGAAGGTCAATCGGCATGAACTCAAAGCTGACGTAGCCGTCAATGCCGTAGAGGCGACATGCCAGCGTCAGTGCGCGCGACATTACCTCTTCGACCGGAGGGCGGCAAGCTTGAACGACTTTCAGGTAAATCAGGGTCTCCGCGTTGGACAGTGCCTGGCTTCCGCCTGCACGCAACCCGGAGACAGAAGCTGGGGTCTTCAGCGCGGCGCCGAGCAGGTTGCCCAGCGTCGACAACATGCCGGTGTAATCGGACTTGTTGCCGCCGGTGTCTTCTACCTTGAACGACACGCTGTCGAACGCGATGATCGCGTCTTCAGGTTCCAAGCCAGCGAGCTCAGAGATCATCTCGTCGCGCACGGTGGCGTAGATGGCAGCCATCTTCTCCGGGCTGGCGCGGGTCTTCTCGTCAGTAGCGGCGAGGACCTTGTCGGCGGCGATGGTCGCGATCAGGCGGCTGTGCCCGGTGCGGTTCAGCGCACGGTGCGTGTCTTCGAGGAAGCTGTTGAAGTTGATCGTGTGGGACAGGCCCGGGCGAAGCAGCGATACCGCGTAGGCTTCGTCAGGGTTTCGGTTGTGCTCGGCCATGAACACCGTTGGGATGTTCAGCTCGATCTTACCGGCGTCCTGCGTCGGGTACCGACCGCCTTGACCATCAGCTACCCACGCAATCGTGGAGTAGCCGATCGGTACCAGACGGTCAGGGCCGAACTGCTGATCCAGCACCAGCTCCTGGCCGCAGCCGCCCGAGGTGACCACGTCCATCTGCATCATGGCCAACAGAGTCGACGCGCCTGGCTTGTCGTTGTAGCCCTTGCTGTAATCACTCACCGCGCTGATCTTGTCCATCAGCTGGTAGGCCAGCGTCATGACTTCAATCGACATCGTGCCGGTCGCATCGTACCCGCCAATCCGCCAGCCCGCGCCGGTGGACAAAGCCACCATCGAGTTGGCAGCCGAGCTGAAGAGACCATCTTCACGGATAAGCGTGCGGATGATGTCAGTGACGTCGGTTTTGGAGGCAACGTTGTTGATGGCGGAAGCGGTGTAGCGGGCCAGCGTATTCGTGATCGCCGCGCCTTTGTCCAGATCAGAGCCTGGTCGTTGAGCGCGGGCTTTGCCAGCCAGATTCTTCTTCGGCAAGATTACCCCAGAGTCGCCTGCGCCTACCGCTTTATAGCGGGAGCCGGGTTTATCAGGTTGGGGGGTCTTGGCTGCCATTCGGCTAAATATCTACTGGGTGGCGAATGCAGCAGATTCTAGGGGTCTAAGGTACTGATTTGCAAATTATAACTGGATCTTTCCGGGGCACTAGAACACCCTACATTGACATTCCGCTGCACCTACAGAGGTTTCCCATGGAAGACAAAAATCAGGCTCAGTCGGCCTTGATCACAGACGACGGTACTAACTGGCCACCTCTGGTGCTGATCGGCATCGTGGCGTGCTTCGTGCTGTCAGCGTTCGCCTACTGGTTCCACTCCAAGCCCGGATCGGACCACTACCAGGATGAGGTCCGGGAAGCGATCTGGACTACGTATGCCGTCGGCAACCCGTACACCTACGTGCTGCTGAACATGCGACAGAGTTTGCAGGACCCGCTGGTGGTGTGTGGACGGATCAACTACGAGAAGACCCTGAACGGCGGGTGGACCGGGTTCACGGATTTCTACATGGACAAGGGTGTGGTTTACATCGCGCCTATCGGCGGCCGGTACGAGAAGACGTTCCGGGAATTGTGCATTGCTACACCTGACACCTCGGATAAGCCTGCAGGACCAGCTGTAATTGAACTGGTCCTGCCGACGAAACCCGAAGTGAAGATCAAGTAGCCTACCTTCTGCGGCCGCGTGCGGCCGCCGCTCCAACCCCGAACAAACCCTGAAGCACTCCCGCCTCCTCGGGCTTTGGCCCGATCTCAACGACACCACTCCCCAGTTTCACCGTACCCACACCTGGCATGACACCTACAACGGTGGACGGCGCCAGCTCGTCGATGGCCAGCATCGCGATACCTGCATAGTTCGCCGCGTGTACCCAGTGGTCTGCGCCTGGCGTGCGGACGAACCGGTCCTTCATATCCCCGTCAGCGTTGCGCTCGCGGATCTTCTTGGTCGTCTTGAAATGCTCGAACAACTCGTTGGCCAGCTCAGGCTTGAACGGGTACAGGATGTCGCCACTGTTGTGCTGGTTGAGCAGCAGGCTCAGCGTCTTGGTCCGGTCGGCGTTGATCTGGTCACCGGCCTTGACCTCAACGATCGGCAGCGAGCCTGACACGTTCTGCACGTAGACCACGGAAACGATGTTCTCCCGGGCACGCAGCAGCGTGTTGACCAGGGTGATGTCGGGGCCGGCGTCGATGCACAGCTTTTTCATGTTGTAGAAGTCGTAGCGGTCCAGCACCTTCGGCGCCGCAGGATCGTCCTTGGTGTTGGAGATCTTCTCCATCCAGATGACGTGGGTCTTGCTGCCGACCTTGGCCTTGACCATCAGATGGCAGACCTTGCCGATGTCCATCCCGCCGACGGTTGGCGCGGTCACGATGTACTGGCCGTAGATCCACAGCTGCACGGTGCAGAGGCGGTCCTTGGTCACCTGATCGGTGAAGAAGCTGTTCTCGGCGCTGGAGAATGGCAGCCCGATTACGAAGTTGATGAAGTCGGACTGCAGCGGGTAATCGCCGATGGACTTGATCACGGTGTGAGGGGCGTTGTACTTGGGCACATCCCACGGGAACACCTGGTAGCTGTGGTCGTGCGCCGACGGGTGTTTGGCAACCCACTCGCGTCGTGACGGATCGCACAGGCTGGCCCAGAGGTTCTTGCCGCAGGATGGACACTTGATCCACGCCTCGTCCATCCGGTACCGCGATTCCATGGAATCGTTCCGGCTGAACTCGATCATCGGCCGGTCGAAGCCAGGCACGATGAAGTCCTGGAAGAAGTCCGGCACTACCTGTTTATTGCAGTGCTCGCACTTGCACATGTAGTAACGCTGGTCACCCTTTTGGAAGTCGATGTCGACCCCATATCCGTCCACCGTTGGCGTAGAGAACCGGTACCGATACCCGCGATTACCAAACTCGTCTGTGGTCTTGGCGTGTCGAATACGTGATTCAAGTTTCCCAAGGATGGTTTCATTGGAGAAGTCCACTTCGTCAGAGATGATGAATTCGGCCGGTACCGAGATCGCCGCCTTGGCGCCGTGGGTACCGATGACGTAGAGCAGCGATGACCCGAGCTTCTTCTGGCTGGCAGAGTTGCCCCCGGCAGC